ATACCCAGCCCAAAATGCGACCATACTTTTCGGATGAGTCCATCTTCTCAGTCTTAATAACAACAGACTTGGCATCCTTGAGAGACTTCTTTAGGTACTCCTTGGCTTCTAGTCCAAGTGCTTTCTCAGCAAGATCCTTTGTGCGAGATTCTGGGGTATCAATACCAGCCAATCTAACACGAGACGCAAATAGGATATCAAATCCTAAATCAATAAGAACATCAATGGTATCTCCATCTACAACGTTCTCAACTTTTCTTACATAGTACTCATACATAATTTTCATCCTTTAGTTTATTTTGAATAAGCTTATCTCTCTCATCAAGGACTTCATACATGAATGCCATCATCTTGTCATACCCTGTTGGATTATCCATAATCTTATTATAATGATGACCACAGAAATATAGCTCTCCAGAGACACCCTTTACACGAACCAACGCTTCTGCAGGACAACTGTCACAACGATCTGTTGGACCCAGCTCCCACACATCTACCTTTGAATCTTTCTCTGTAACCATGCTCATATTTTACTTCTTCCTGTTGTCTGTGCTATAGAATCCCGAACCAGTAAACTGAGCCCCTATGGGGGTGTAGTGCCGTTTCATATCAGCACCACACTCCCCACAAGGATAAGTTTCTTTGTAATTAGCCATACTAGTATTGAATGGAACTATCTTCTCATTACATTCACACTTATACTCATAAATTGGCATTACTTTACCTTACTTCCAAACTTTGCCCATAATCTTTCATGGATAAAGTATCCTAATGTTTCAATGCCAATATACAGAAGTGCCCCTAAACTAGCATATTCCCATTCTCCAGTAAAAATGTAAATAATTCCAGCAAGTACGACTAGGTGAAAAGTTTCCCAACTAATTGTTTTTGCTGTTGATCTTTTTGTTGATTCCATTATTTAGCCTTCAGTGCTTTTAGTGTAGCCTGATCAACGATGCCTGTTGCTGGCAATCCTGCCTTCTTTTGGAAGTCTTGAACAGCCTTTGCAGTACCTGGACCAAATGATCCATCTGCCTTAATGCCAAGCAATGTCTGAACAGTCTTTACTCCAGAACCTTTAGCACCAGACTTAAGTGGCTTAAACGCTACTGGCTTCTTCGCTGCAGGCTTAGCAGCAGGTGCTGATTCTGCAACTACTCCAGCCTTAGAAAGTAAAGGAGCATTTTCTTCTCCAACATATACTGGACGACCCCAACCTACAACAGCATTCATTAGAGTCTTATGCTTTACGTATGCACGTGTCTTTTCTACGCACATTCCGCCATTTCGCTGATCTCCCTTTGCAGTTCCTGAAGTATTTCCTTCAATAACTTGGATAGTTCCATCACCATTGTTCTTAATACAAATACCTACATGTGAAATTCTATTGACACCATCATCTGGAAAATCAAAGAAGATCCAGTCTCCTGGAGTTGGATCATCATTACGAGCATCTGCCCAACGATTATTCTTCTTAAAGAAGTCTGCTGCTGCTACTGTTGAAGCAGTCTTTGGATACTTCTTTGCATCTAGTCCTGATGTATATGCACACCATGAAACGAATGACTGACACCATGGCTGAAAGTTTACACCAGACCACTTACCGTACTTTGTTTCATTATCTTTTGGACCTTCAATAGTTCCGATTTCTTTCTTAGCAACCTCAATGATTGCTTCTACTGTTCCTTTTGTTGCCATCTATTACTCCTTTGTTAGCTAACACTCAAGTATATCATTAAGCAGTTTTCTTTGTCAACCTGTCATGGGTTCTTATTCTGTGACAATTTGCACACACTACTTCACATTTTGCTATTTCTTTTTTGATTGCTGCCCAAGAAAATCCATCATGAATCATTCTTGATATATTATATTTTTTATCTTTAAGGTGATCAAAATCTAAAACTATATGATTACTAACTCCGCAGTCAACACAACCACTAGCCTCTTTAATATCTTTCAGACGCTTTTTGAATTGCTGCTTATTAAAAGCTACTAATTCTTTCTCTGACATAGATCTTTATTATACACCTAAAATATAAGAGCCTCACGTAGGCGATTCAAGCACTATGGCCCAGGTCATTTAAGATAGGTAACTATTCCATCCCAAGGTCCTACGTGAGGCATACCAGGTATTTAATGTCGCTGTCTCCCCCGACACTTATATTGTACTACTTGATTTTAATTGTTTTAGGCTTTTTCTCTTCTGGGACTTCCCGCTTTACTACTACATAAAGCATTCCATCATTGAGGTCAGCACTATTAACATACATATATTCTGCCAGCGTAAAGGTGCGTGTAAACTTACGCCCTGCAATACCCTTATGAATATACTCTTCAACATCCTCTGGACGCTCACCCTTAATGGTAAGTACACCATCATGTTCTGTAATCTCAATACCATGCTTATTAAATCCTGCTACTGCAAGCTCAACGACATAAGTATCTTCATCTACTTTACGAACATTGTATGGAGGGAATCCAGATTGTTGATTTGTTGTACTTGTTAATCGGTTGAACATCTTGTCAAATCCGATAAAAAATGGATCATTAAACAGTGAACCTGTTGATCCGTATGTGTATGTATAACTCATTTTATTTTCTCCTTTTCAGCGAGTTAATTTTATACCCCCGTTAGGCAGGTACATATATATTATACCAAATAATTAGTTGGCCAGGCTCTTAATAATGTATTCAGCCAGTATTGGCTGGACAGCTGAGTACTGCTGACCAAACTCACTATAAAATGCCTGCTCAAAAGTAAGACCATTAGCCACCTTTTCAAATAATCTTAGGTTTGCTTTTGGTCCGTAAATTGCTCCAATAGCCTCATTGACCAAGAATCCAACGTCATACATTCTACCCTCATTAGCTGGCTTTGACCATTCTGAAAGATTATATGAAGCAATATATGAGTATACCCAGTTGTAGTCATTTAAAATTCCTAGGTGACCTAATATTTGTTTTCTTGCAATTTTATACTGATCAAAAGATGAATAGTTTATTGCAATATTTTTTGAGTATTCGGAAAGTCCTTCAACCATCCACCAAGGCATGTATGCTTTTGTACAGCAATATGAATTAGGTTCTTTTGCAGTGCCAACAAACTGAAATGACTGTAAGGTATGCATAAGCTCATGTGCTTCAAGCATTCCAGATAGGTGATTATTGTCTGAAACCCCTGCTGGCATTACTGCAATCTGTACAACTGCTTGATTTTGTTTTCCAAGTTCTGCTTGTGCTCCCCAGCATCTAGACTCTGTAGAGCACATTCTTGAAGCTTCCATCCCATTACTTTGCCTTGTATATTTAAAAAATTGTTCTTGGGCCCACTTTATGTCAGCATAAGAATAATAAATAAATAAAACATTATCTGGCAACTTAAAACTATTAAAAATCTTATATGTATTGGTTACTGAAAGATCAGCTTTATTGTTTGGCAAAGTTGTATTTGGACCATAAATAACTTGCACGGAAACATTTTTTGTTGTATCAGACATTCCTACAGAAGCATTTTTCCATGCTAGGTATGGAACAGAGTCTGAATTGCTTAACAAATCATTAAAAGAATTAATTGTTTTTGTTTCTAATACTGCAACTGGAGTACTTACTACTGTAGGTTCAACCTTTATAGGTATAGCAGTTTTGGTTTCTTCTTTAGCTGGTGCAGGAATTTGACTTGTTGTTGTTTTTGCTACAGGTACCCACCTATTAATAATTCCATATTTCTTACACACCATATTATTTTTAACTGTATTTAACTGTTTTGATGAACATGTTGATATGACGGCACCATTAGCAGGTGCGACCATTAAACACAACAATGCAATAGATGTATATCGTGCTACTTGTTTAATCATTTATTAACCAATCATTAATCGTAGGACATGGCAACAAGGATCTCCACCCTCATCCCACTCTGCTATCTCTTCTTCTGACATATATTGGTAACCACCATCATGTGTGTTACAGTAAGGCTCTGATATCCAGCCTCTTTCAATTCCTTCATTGATCCACTTATCAAAGTCAGACCATTCTTTATCTACTAATGTTTCGTCCATATTATAAGTATAGCTTTAAATGCTTACTACGTCAACTGGGCCCATGCAGGTTGGACTAAATTTAATTGCAGAGTTTACTGCACCAACAACACGCTTTCGTGCATCCCTGGCTTTTTGAGTAGCATCAAGGTGTCCCATTGCATACTCTGCTCCTGAACCCATTGCAAGAAATGGAACGGTATACTTAGATAAAGACATATCTCCAGCACTATGCTCATAGATTTCACCACGAATAGCAATGATTAAGCCAAAGTCTGCATCTTTACCAGTATCAACCCACCAATCAGTATAGAACTGCTTAAGTTGCTTAATAAACTTAGTCTGCATAAACTTGTCTGTGTCTTTAATATCAGGAACATACGGGTTAAAGTTATAGCGAAGACGCTCACCATCCATAGAGCCAGCATATCCAATTAGGTATGGACCTAACTTCCACACCTTTGGTGCAGTTAGTGCTAGAATAGTACCGTCGTCAGATGCACCACGATCACCAGCCATGTAGATTTTATTATTTATTTCATCACGAACAACTGCAATACAAGTCATGCAGAAACCCCTCCCCAAAATGTCTATATCTAAGTATAGCACTCTAGAGAGGGGATGTCAAACAGGGTCAACTATGTTTAATTATGCTGTCTTTGATCTTTTTCTGCGTGATTCTACTGCTGCATCCTGAACTGTTACTGCATTTTTATCTGTGGTAGAAAATGCTGCATTGATTTCGTCTCTTGTAAGTTTTCCATCATCCATAAATGCACGAGCCAACTTCTCAACTACAACTGCTACTGCACTAAGTCCAGCAACTGTCATAGCTTTTGCTACTGAAATACCTGCGATTGCTCCTGCTCCAATTACTGCAAGCGCATTTGCTGCAAATACCGCAACAATACGCATGAGAATATTCCAAATATTTGTTATGCTATTCATTCGTCTTCTCCTTTCCTTGATCCTTTTGCACCAAAGTATCCACCAATAATTCCAATAACACCACCAAGTGCTGTTTGAACTAAGGTCATTACATCAGATGAAACCTCTACTGGCTCACCTGTTGATACCGTTTCAATTCCTGCTACTACATAGTCTCCAACAATTGCTATTACAATTGCAAGCATAACTCCTGCAGCAAGGATGTACATTATCTTTTCTTTCATTAGTCATCCTCTCTATTTCTAATTGGATAACTAAGTATCCATGTAACTGTTGTTATTACAATTCCATATCCAACAACGGTCTTTGCAGAACCGTCTAACACAACCCAGGCAATAAACATGCCAAGGAGTGTCCATTGTTGGTCAAGAATATCCTTGATTAGTTTTACCATTTTTCATTCCTCCTGGAACCACCTGAGTTTGTACCCCCACTTGGCCCACCTCCTGATGATCCACCACCTGCTGGTGCTGAACCACCTGTCGCTGCACCTACAGCATTCAATGCTGCACCTGCTGCCACAACTGTTGCGACAACCATATCGGTTGCCTCTTCTCTTTCTTCTTCTGTCATATCTGCACCAATGCTTCCAAGTGCTGCCAAAGCTGCTCCTGGATCTGTTAATGCTGCCTCTAGCAATGCTCCTGGATCTTGAACTAGCTCAACTTGTGCAGCAACTTCAGCTGTTATAACAAGTGGATTACCACTTTCATCTGTTCTTAATTCAATTGGTGTTTCTGGTGGAAGATCAGCATATGATACTCCAGATGACTGCACTTGTGCTGCTGAAAGAGATTCTCCTGGCTTGAGGTCTGCTACTAATGCTTCTACAACTACCGCTTTTTCTTCAGTAGAAAGTTCCTTACCAGCCTTTGCTTCTTCTGCCAACTTATCTAATTTCTCTTGTTCTGCCTTTTTAGCATCTGCCTCAGCTTTTGCTTTTTCTTCTTCAGCCTTTGCCTTAGCCTCTTCTGCAGCCTTTTCTTCTGCTAACTTTTTAGCATCTTCTTCTGCCTTAGCTTTGGCTTCGGCTTCTGCTTTAGCCTTTTCTTCTTCTGCTGCTTTAGCTTTTGCCTCAGCTTCTAGCCTATCTGCTTCTGCTTTATCTGCTTCTGCCTTGGCCTTTGCAGCTGCTTCTTCTGCTGCTATGCGATCAGCCTCTGCCTTTGCAGCTGCTTCTTCAGCAGCAATTCTATCTGCTTCTGCTTTTGCTGCAGCTTCCTCTGCTGCCTTTGCTTCTGCTTCTGCTTTAACTCGTGCAGCCTCAGCAGCTATTCTAGCTTGCTCTGCTTCATATGCTTGCTGTGCTGCTATTCTTGCGTTCTCTGCAGCTATTGCAGCAAGTCTTGCTTGCTCTGCTGCTTGTCTTTCTGCCTCTTCATTAGCAAGTGTTTGACTTACTATATTGTTAGCATATGCAACTTTATTTTCCATAACGCTAACTGCTGTTCCAACTTGAAGTATTAAAGAATCTAATTCGTCCTGAGCATCTTGTAAGTTTTCCTCTGCCTCAATTAAATCTTCTTCTGCAGTAGTTAAGTCACCTTCAAGAATATCTAGGGCTCCTTGTGCAATATTAAGATTATTTCTTGCTTCAGCAAGTGCTTGTAACTGTTCTGGGCTTGCATTAGTTGTGCTAAATTCTGATGCAGGAATTACTTCCCATCCAGAGCCTGTATATCTAAGCAGTGATACATTAGCCCCTCCGCCATTTTCGTAATACCACATTTGGAATTGCTTTGCTACACCAGCTGTAGTCATAACATCAGCGGTAGATCCTCCACCACCCTTGTCAAACCAGTCATCAATAACTAATTCATTATCAAGATATAAGCGAACTCCATCATCTGCTGGTGCAGTTATGTACTGTGTTCCAGTTGTTGTTGGTGTCCAAATACCTTCCCACTTAACCTGGAAGTCTTCTGATACTGTTGTGGTTGAAGTAACTGTGCTTGTAGCAGACACATTGTCTACACCATAGTAGTCCCAGTTAGCAGGAATATTTATTGTTGCAATAGTTTTTCCTGCAGGGGCCGTAATAACTTCCTCATGGATATATCCAGGGTAAGATAAACTAACATTATCTTGAATAGTAAATGTACTTGTAGTACCATCTGTATAAGTAACTATGGCATCATGATTACCATTTTTAGCAAATACCTGAAAGCTTGCTGCAGTTGTATTTGCTGGCATAGTTATAAGGGTGTCAGCTGTTGACTGTCTAAGACTTAAAGATGGGTCCTGGCCAGGTTGTGGAAATCCAATTGATCCAATATAAACATTGTTATTGTTTGTAGTAGAAACTGGTGTTCCATTTACTGCAATTCCAATATTTGTATTTAAACGATTTCCCGCAAAAGTTTCAGTTATTGTAGTTGTTGTGGTTGCACCATTTACTGTTGGTCCGCTGCCACCCCATTGCTCGTTAATACCATTGGTATCTGTGCCTGTATAAACAACATTGCCACCCATAGCTGGTCTATTATTTGTTCCTGGATTGCTGTATATTGTCATATTTAAACCAGATGTAGTATTTGCATTTACTGTGGCAGTAGCGCTATCAAGTATGGTCTGGCCCAAGGATACCGTCGCTGTTTGTGAGTCTACCGCAATTTGAGCAATAGCAACATTTTCCTCAGCCTCAGCAACCAAAACAGTGGCAGAATCAACTTGATTCATAGCAGCAGTAGCGCTATCTACTAATGTTTGAGCTTGTATGATTGAGTCCTGAGCCTGTGTAATAGTGGCTGTAATGGTCTCTGTAGGGGTTGTAATGGCTGTTGCTTGGGCTTCTATAAGTGCCGTGGCACTTTCAGCTTGATCTATTGATACTTGGGCTGATTGAATAATTGCTGTTGCTGTGTCTGTTAGTTGAACTACAACATCTGATACGACTGTAGAAGATTCTACCTGATTTGTTACTTCATCTGCATAGGTTTTATCTGAGAGTCCGACTAGCCAAAAGGCTATCGCCACCGCAAGAAATATTACATTTTTCCATGTTTTCTTAACTTTCTCTCTCCTATGTTAGTTAATACTAACAAGGATATTATACCAAATAATACAAAAAAGAGGGCAGATTTGACTCTGCCCCCTAATCTGTGCGTTATCTAATTACGCTTTTACCTTCTTCTGGATCTTGATAACAAGACCTGTGAGTGTGGTAATTTGAGCCTTTAGGTTTGCAATAAGCTTTGATACCTGTGCAGATAATACTGCAACTGCATCTACTGCCTCTTGCGCCTTAGCTGTTGCCTCGTCAGCAGCATCTGAAGCTGCGAGAGCTGCATCTGTAGCATCTGTTGCTGCCTTAGCTGCTGCATCGGCTGCTTCAAGAGCTGCCTTCTGAGCAGAGTCTTCAACAACTGCCTCTGCAGAAACTACAACCTGACCTGCTACTGGAAGAGATGATCCACCAGTTGCTGAGATCTTGACTGTGTTCTGTACGAGTGGCATAAAGACCTTGTATGTCTTTACTGTCTCTGTATCTGTTGTAACAGAAACTGCTGTAATGTCAGCACTTCCAGAACCAAATGCATATGATGGAACAATTCCACCTGTTGCAAATAGGTTTGAGTATGTCTTTGGTGACATTGGAAGACCTGTTGCATCAAGAACCTGTACGGTAATTGTTGCTGCCTCACCTGGAAGGTACTTAGCCTTATCAAATGAAAGCTTTACAGATGTTGCTGTACCCTCAACACGAACTGCTACAGGGTTTGAAACAATGCCAGCATTAACGCCACTGTAAACAATTACGTTTGCTGTACCAGTCTTAACACCAGTTGCTGGGAACTTTGCGACACCATTAACAATTGTTGCTGATGTTGCAGAGTTATTAACTGTTGTTAGGTCTGCAGATGATGCATAAAGTGTTCCCGCTCCAACTGTTACCCCTGCTGCATCGTATGCAACTGCTGAGATAACGTCTGAGTTTGAACCTGTTGCAATAACAGACTTAGTTGATGTTGCAACAATACGTGCAATATCTCCGTAGAATGTCACTGACTCTGTTGCAAGAACAACACCTGATTGTGTTGTAATTGTTACAGTTCCAACTCCAGCAGTTCCATCGGCAAAGATACCAATGTGCTGACCTGCTGCAAGTGTAAGTGCACGACCCTGTGATGTAATTGTTGTTGGATTTGTACCAGCACCAATCATACCTGGACCGCTAACAATTGCTGTCAATGATTCTGCAACAGATGATCCTGCTGCGTTCTTCTGTGTGACAACAACTACTGCTGCAGCATCTGCTGAAACAGTCTTTGATGCATATACGGTTGCATCTGCTGTTGCTGAAGTTGTCTCTCCAGCATTGATAATTGATGTAGATGTTGCTGGTGATGCCTTGACATCTGCAGCATTTACTGTCACTGTCCAAGTTACGGCAGCAGCGTTTACTGCTCCTGTTGAGCCAGCCTTAAGTGTTGGTGTGAACTTAAATACATAAGTTCCAGCAACGCTTGGTACATCTACTGTAGCCTTAAGCTTTGCAGTTACGTATGTTGCAGAGCTTGATGTTGAAGCAACATCTGCTGAATAGTTGCCAGATCCCAGAGCAACAACTGCGCTTGAAGTCTCTTCTACAGAAAGTGTTGCAAACTTAGCAACTCCTGCTGGAAGACTCAAGACAGATGATGTCACTGTGACTGTATCGGTTAGACCCTGTGCCAAAAACGCAACTGTTACGATTGCTGTTGCTGACTCGCCTGCTGTTACAGTGTCTGACACTGCATCAATAACAAGCGTATCTGCATTTACAGCAGCGTGAGCTGGAACGGCAGAAAGGGCGCTAAATGACAGGGCTGCAGCGATGCCGATAGCGATTTTCTTAAATGAATTCATTATTCTCCTATTTATATTAGATTAGATTTAGATTGCTTAGAAAGTCCTTAACGTCGTCAGGCATTTCCTTACTTTCTAAGTTTACCATACCGTCTTTTGGCTTGTCAATTCGTGATGAACTCCAAGTATGGACCTCGATTTCTTCCTCAAAATCCTTTGGGGTATGGCTAATTGCTCCAAAGACAGCACCACAAACTGCGTCTGCTAAGTCTTTAGACTTCTTTCTTGGGTGATCTACACGATTACCCTTCATGATTTTTAGCTCTGACATTTCTTCAAGAAGAAGTGGAATCCTAGGGATTGCGACTCTCTCCTCATAAACCATCATAGCCAAGTCCTCATAGTGCTTTTTAGCAACAGAAACAGTATCAGTTTTTATTCCAACTGACTTAAGCTCCTGTTGAATATCAAACGATTGCCAACGGTCAAACGAAACCATACCGACATTAAATCCTTGTCGTCTAAGGTTTTGAATCCATTGTTTAACCTCTGATAAATTTACTGGGCCTTCTACCTTTGGTTCCCACCAAGCTACTGCATCTACAATAACCATTGGGACTACCTGCTCATAGTCTTTCATTACCTGAATATTTACCCACTTATCCACATGTGCAATTGCTACAGCACACTTGTCATGCTTTTGTGCAAGGTCGGCATGGACATAGTAAATTTTTTCTGGATCTGGCTTAAATGATTCATCAAATCGTCTAAACTGATCAACAGGGTTTCTTAGTGTCATGCACTTCTCAAGCTTATCCTTTTGCTTAAAGAATGCATCAGACATGTATGTTGGTACGCATGCAAAACGTTGCATAGCATCTCCCATATCAGTAAAGAATGACACTTTAAAGTCATCAATCTTTCTTGTAGGGTTTACAATCCATGTTGGTCTCTTTAGTGCAAATACTCCTGGAATCTTGTATGAAAGAATTGTATCTTCATCCCACGAAATTTCAAGAGAGTTACCTTCTGCATCTTCTGGAAGATCCTCATTCATAATAAACTTGTGAGTCTTCTCTACAACTTCCTTGTCAGCAATCACAGCATCATATCTTTGTGAGATAAAGTCACCAGGAAAACGAGGGAATGAAAGCAGTGCTACCTTTCCAAGGTCTGGAAAACGAGAGTCTACAGAAGCACGGAATGCTTTATAGATATTATCAGCAGTCTTACCCTGATCATTTCCTGTTCCAACCTCTGTAGCAAAACCAGAAATCTCGTCAAGTACTGCAAGAATAAGGTTCAAACCCTCATGAGATTCACGCTCTGAGTGACCAGAATAAACAGTGACAGCTTTATCAAATTCAATGCTTTCTGCTTTAGCATTAAACTTTCCAGCAAACCAAGGTGACTTCTCAATCTTTGTTTTAAAGCCTTTAAAGAAGACGTTCTTAGCCTGTTGAGCGTTAATAGCAACGTTAATAATATCAATAGCATCTCCAGAAGGCTTTCCAAAGTATCTTGCTGGATCCTTTAGGCATAGTAGTTTATATACAATGTATGCACATGCTACTGTAGATGTGAAGTCTTTTCCAGATCCCTTGCCAAGTTGCAGGATAACTTCATTCTTGGTGTATTTTTTATAATATTTCTTACCTTCTTCATGCCCAAGGATAGCAATAACGTCTGCCTCTTTGTAGATTTGGCTCATTGCTTCAACAATGTCATATTGAACTGAAGATAGTGGTGGTTGCCCTAGATATGCTTCACCCTCAACAAATGTCTTTGCATCAACAGGCATCTCATCAAAATTACTATCTTTCAGGGCTTCAAGAAAATCATCGAACATCATGCACCACTGTAATTACTTCTCCATCTTTAGCAATAGATGCAAGTCGCTGGAGAATAAGATCACGAACTTCTGGATGAGTAGATGCAATATCTCTAAGGATTGAAACAAGAACTTCTTGCTTTCTTTCAATCTCAACCATTTCTTCTGCAAGCTCTTTATTTTCAAGAAGTCCAGCCTTTTGAAGCATATCGATACGCTTTGACTCAATATCCATAACAAGCTTAATTGCAGCAGTCTTTGCACTTAGATTTGCAGTTGTATTAGCATCTTCAATTACTTCATATGTTTGAGTAATTAGTTTACTGTAGTGTGCATCAGCACTAACCAATGCATCCTTTGCTCTAGCACGAATAGCACTATTGTCAGAAGCCATACGCTTCCACTCATCTAAGTGTGCTACTACACGTGTTCTAGGTATACTGAGATACTTAGAGATCTTTGTTGGGTCATTACCCTTCAAATACTCTGAAACAACACGATTAACTTCATCGAGATGCTTTACAAGTTCAATCTCAGTATCTGCCATTTTTACCCTCTAGTCTATTAATTTCATCTTTAATGTAAAAGATTGCCTTCTCTAAATCTTGGATAGTCTTCTCTTCATCCTTTAGTCCAGCTCTCCATAGGTACTTAAATGCATTACCAATGTTAAAGTTGCGATGGCGTGTAATCTGAATACACTCAATACCGCTTGGGTCTGATGTATAGTGTGAAGGGTGATTGACTTGATCAACCGTAATATTTAGATTCTTACTCATCTTCATCCATCCAATCAAATGCCTCTGGCATATCCTTAAGTGCTGATACTAGGTATGTTAGTCCGACTGCACCAACAAGTCCTAAGCCAATAATAAACTTCTTTGCTTTGCTCATCTCTTTGACTTCCTTAATCCAAATTTTGCAAGGTAGACATAGATCGTCTCTACGCTAGCCCCGCACTCTTTTGCTATATCTTGAGGAGTCTTCTTATCCACAAGAAATCTTTTGCGAAGCCATGCCTCGCTTGTATATAGTTTAGCAGCCATAATGTTATTTGTCAACTCCTATTGCTTTATGCCAGTTTTTAATTGCCCAATACCCAATACCGCAAGCATCTGCGACATCGTTATCTGTAATAGACTTATCATACTGAATATTGATAAAGTCGATAGTTCTTTTTTTACGAAGATCTCTTTCGTAACTCTTTAGCCAAGACTCTGACTTACCTGGATTTTGAGACTTAATAAGTAACTTCTCTTCTTTAGAAATTTTCTTATTACCCATAAAGTTTTGCCAAGTAATAGGAGCAACCTTGCCAATAGTACGAATACCAGACTGACCTGCTGCACCCAACAAAGCTCCTTGAACTAAAGCTAGATCAGCAGCAGTCTTAGGGCTGTTCATAAATACAGTGTGCTCAATGACAATTGCATCTACATTTACAATGTGCTCGAACAAACCCTTTGACTTTCTGCCAGCATCGATAACTTTTTCGTAGATATCTTTGCCTTGAAAGTTGATCTTGCCAACTTCCTTAAGGTATCCTCCGTGGAAGGTAGCATATGCAAGACTATTAGTACTAGCATCAATAGCACATATTCTTTCAGGAATAGGAGAACTATTTAGTATTGTCTTCATAATCATGCATAAGCCCCTTAATTTCTTTAATCTTTTTAATTACCTGCTTGTTATTGACAGAACAGACATTACATAGTGTTTCATCGTTATAGATAGAAAGCTTTGTTCCGCAACCGCCAGAACACATACGAACTTTATTCTGACGCTTCTTTCTCCGCAACACTTTATGTCTGTCAATAATTTTTTCTTTTGTCGCTTGATCTCTACACTCTGATGAGCAATAGATTTGATAAGAGACGGTAGGTGTGAAAGTTTTATCGCACCAATTACATAGCTTCACTTGGTTCCTCTAGTGATGCAATTTTAAGCTCTCCTGGTTCAGCTGCATCACATGCCTTACGAACAGGACATGTCTTACAAATCTTTGAGTTTGAACGATAGTTCTTCTTAGGAATAGTTCTATTAACCCAAGCTTGTCTGGTTTCTCTTAGCCAATCGAAAGCGTAGTTAATCCATGCTGTATGAGCTTCATTCATCTCTACTGGAAATACCAATAGATCATGATTGTTCTTATTCTCATAAATTAGTACAGCCTTTTTCTTGTTTAGAATCTTCATATAAATAAGAATCTGAATCAAGTGACCAGTCTTTGCCTTACCAGATGTTCTGCGGTATTCAAATCCCTCGCTTGGCATTGTCTTGATTTCACCAAGTAGCTCTTCGCCTTCCCAGTTCAACATAACATCTCCATACCCAAAGATTGGGGGATCAGAGGCAATAACCTTAAACTCAGTAGTTGTTTCACCCTTGTCATTAACATATGGGATAGCAAGCCCTGAAGCAAGCATTGCATTCTGGATTCTATCGTGAGACAAAGTTCCTGCAGTCATATTAGCTACGCCGTAGGCGTCTGAGTAATCATCAAATGTATTTCCATCAAACGCAAGGTACCAATATCGAGCACACTCTCCAAAGCCGTAGGCAATGGTTGATGGAGCAAACGTTTTCTTCTGTACATGCTTGGATACACGGTTTATTGTGTAGCCTTCCTTAATCTTTTCAATTAATGCATCTTGATCTACTAGTTTGCTTTTCTCTGATGGTTTAAGCATTACCTGCTTAATTAGGTTTATAGCCAATTTTTTCTCTTTTCTGTTAGTTTAATTATACCAGTTACCTGGCGATATACTTAAGAGCAGAGACTAAATTGTTGATTGCTTCTGCTGAAGTGTAATACAAATTTTTCTTACCACGATCTGACTTGTCTACATTTGCCATCCATGTTGCCTTTAAAGACATCTTAGCTGCAATTGCTTGGAGTCGAACGATTTCTACATGTGCTACGTGAATTGGAATATCTGGTTTAATAATAAGCTTAGCAATCATTGTGAGTGCTGCTGTCAGCTCTTCATCTTGCATAAACTCTGCAATCTCAGATAGTCCGTTAATCATTTCAAGCGTTGTTTGTTGTTGTTCCATTATTGTTCTCCTACTAACTGTTCTAGCATTTCTACTTCAATTATAGCAAGCCTTACCTTTTGATTACCCTCGCCAAGAATGACGAAGATGGCTGGATCATTGTGATTTCTTAAAGCATCAGTAACTGCCTTAGCCCAGTTATCTTTGTTTACAGTAAATCCTTTTGGATACTCCTTAAAGTCTACTGTAAAGTTATTCCAAGAGGCATCACCCTTTTTGGTGTTACGTCCAGAGTTCTTGTGCTGTGTTGCGCCAATGCGCTTAGCCTCACCTCTCTCAGACATGCTTTTTCCTCTTGGGATCCATGTTTACTTTGGTAACATGCTTCTTTGTGCATTGCCAAGTGACATCTAAAGTATCGTGCCAGAGTCTTGCTGACTTAACTTCTTCAGAGCATCTCTTGCATATAAACTTGCCATTGTATGATGAAAATGGCTTATGCATCTAGCACCTTAGACTTTAGGTCTTCCTGTAGGTCTAAGTCCTCACGAACACGATTGATAAATCCTTCTCGTCCCTGGACCTTAGTTCCATCTTCTAACTGATACCAAGCACCAGTTCTATTTACAAGGCCTATTGATTCTGCGGTATCAACAAGATCACCAATGCTATCAATGCCAACAGTATCTCCCCTGAAATAAAAGTCATACTCACCAGACTGAAAACCAGGAGAGGTCTTAGAAAACTGTAGTTCCCATCGAATCTTTCTACCAATCTTTTCTTCAATAAGCTTATCGCCAACATGAATCTTGCCCTTAATTGCTTGGTTGTCTGATTCTGACGAAAATAACTTAATAACAGTCGAAGAGTAGAACTTAGTAGCTTGACCACCAGTAGGCTGCTGACTAGTATACATAGCACTAATGTTGTTACGAGACTGAGAAATAAGAACAAGGAGAGTAGGCTTAACTTTGTTATTAGCATAATTAAGCATCTTCCAAGCGTTGCTAAAGTCTCTTGACTCCGCTCCGATCTGCTTTGTATTCTCAAGTTGTTTAAGTTCATCTGAATCCTTTTCAAAATAAATTGCTGGCAATAGTGAAGTGATAGAGTCAACTACAATCATGTCAACTCCTGCATTCATTAAGTTTGTTCCAACGTCTACCATCTCATTGATAGTACGTGTCTGGGTAACAATAAGCTTTGATGTGTCTACCCCGAGCTTTTCTGCCCATGACTTGTCGTATGACATTTCCGCATCAATCCATGCACAGATCTTTCCTTCCTTCTGCGCTATAGCAATCATCTGCAGGCATGCAGAGGACTTTGCAGAGGACTTAGAGCCCCAAATAAGGACTTGTCGTCCATAAGGTAGGCCACCTCCTAAAGCACGGTTTAAGCCAAAGCTAGGGGTTGCTGCGTACTCTGTTGGAGGCACTGAGTCTCCTACAAGAATTGTCTTGCGTAGCTTAGGGTTTAGCTGAGCTAGGACATCTTCAATAGTGACTGTCATTAGAATCGCACCCCATGCTTTTCTGGACGAGTCTTGTTAAACTCGACCTTCTCTCTCAATGCTTGATCAAGTGATAGCTTGGTATACCCAGATTCTACAACTCCTGCATAGAGGTCAAGTGTTCGGATGATAATGTCTGCAAACTCCTTGGTAATCTCTTCTTCACCCTTGTCTTTTCTAATTGCTTCCATGACCTCAACAGCCTCAGATACAATCATCATCAATTGCTTTGTAATGAAGATATCATCAATATCTTCTTGTTCAGGCCAAAAGCCTTTCATCACAGCGTTCTTATGCAATTCAATTGCAAGGTTATCTAATACATTATCATACATTTTGTACATCCTCCATTATAGTTGTTCCATCTTTTGTCTTACCAAAAGTAAAGTTATATGCATTTCCTTCTTCCACCTTCATGTATGCCTTAGCATATGCCTGTGGAAATACTGTTACTGAGTGTAGGTTTCTAGATGTATCTGCTAGTGTTAGCGATGCCATCTTCTTACCCGCCTTAGTCACTCTTGACTTAAACGATACTACAAACATCTCTTCTTCCTTATATGGAAGTATACGGTAGTTTAGGAATTTAATCAAGCCTGCGTGTGAATCCTTAATCTCTTCTGCTGGAATTGCAGAAACGATTCTGTTATCACTTGCAAGAATAATATAAGTTCTACCATTCTCAATAGTTGTTTGTTCATCATCAAAGATTCCTACGCTACCAGTCTTATCAAGAATCTCAACTCTTGACCAGCCTGTGCCTCTCTTGATTCCCTTAACCATACCCATCAAGATAAATGCACCCTTTTCTTCAAAGTCATCTACAGAACTAATAAATGCATGATAGTGAGATGGTACAGAAATATTAAATACTGGCAAGTTTAGGTAATCATATAAATGCTCCTTAATAGCTTCATCATCTCTAGGGTTATCTGGAAATGTTAAAGCGCCAATAATATTCATAGCAGACAGAGCACGGCTATTGACACCATTACCCTTTGTAAAGGTAAACTCTTCTACCTCTTTAAATGATTTAAATGGTCTGCCAGCGATATATCTTTCAGCAATCTTGTCAGAGATAAACTTAATACCACTGAGTCCGAATCGAATACCCTTGCCCTCGATCTTAAAGTCAATATCTGAATCATTGATATGTGGAAGCTTAATAGCAATTCCCATTCTCTTTGCTTCAATTAGGTACTCTGTTCTAGCATCCTTGTCATTCTCATTCTTTAGAAGAGAATACATGAACTCTAGTGGATAATGGTACTTAAGCCATGCTGTCCAATAAGATAGTGTTGAGTATGCTACTGCGTGTGACTTGTTAAATGAGTACCCTGCGTGAGCCTCAAAGTCATGCCACAAATCTAAAGCATCATTAGGAGAAATAAACTTGCTAGCACCGTTAACAAACTTATCTTTGAAAACATCAAACTCTTTAGCATCTTTTTTCTTTCCAATGATCTTACGTACTTTATCTGCCTCCGACATGGACATACCGCCAAGCTGTACGCATGCCTGCATAACTTGTTCCTGGTAAAGAATGCAACCATAAGTATCCTCCGTAAATGGTTTTAGAATTTGGTGAAGGTAATTAATATTTTGACGACCATGCTTACGGTCAATATAATCCTTACCAATAGTATTTGCAGCTCCTGGTCTAACAAGAGCATTTGATGCAGCCAGCTCTGAAAGGTTCTTGACTCCCATTCGAATCAAAAGATTTGTATATGGTGTTGCTTCACACTGGAATACACCCTTTGTGTACCCGTCTGAAAGCATCTGATAAACGTTCTTATCATCCATATCAATCTTGAGAAGGTCAATCTTCTTTCCGTCTCGCTCTTCAATAATGTCAATAGTATCTTTTAGAACACTCAGGGTCTTAAGTCCAAGTGCGTCAATCTTAATCAAACCAATATTTTCTGCTTCACCCATGTCAACAGCAACTACTGGAATGCGCTCATCAGAACCAGTTGATGATCGTGTTTCTAGTGGAGCATGTCTAAAGATTGGCTCCTTACTTGTAACAACACCAGCAGCGTGAATACCAGTTCCACGAATACGTCCTCGCAGTTGGTCTCCGTAGATTTCAACCTCTGGATACTTCTCTCTAAACCATGCTGTAGTTTTTGATGAGCAATACTCATCCCAAGTATCAACAGTTTTCAATACCTTGTTTACATCTGCTAGAGGAATATTCAGAATACGTGATACATCTCGAACAACACCCTTATCCTTAAACTGCAAGAATGTAGCAATAGATGCAACGTGTCGATATTGTCTAACTAGATAGTCTTTAACTTCATCACGACGTGTATCTTGAATATCAGAGTCAATATCTGGGAAGTCATTACGATCTGGGTTAATAAAACGGAAGAACAGAAGTCCATGCACAATTGGATCAATGTCTGTAATTCCAAGTGAGTAGCATAGCAATGATCCTGCAGCGGAGCCACGACCTGGACCAACCATGATCCCTTCCTTCTTTGCCCAGTTAAGCATGTTGCGTACAACCAGGAAGTATGAGCCAAAGTTCTTTTGTCCAATAATCTCTAACTCTTCATCGAGTCTGTTAAGGTATTCCTCATTGCCTTCTAGCCCACGCTCTTGCAAACCTTCAAGAGCAAGCTTCTTAAGCTCACCCATAGGGTCTTGATACTGTGCTGGAAGTAAGTCTAGATGTTCCTTAATATCGTAGTCTTCTACCTTATCAGCAATTTCAATTGTAGATGTGAACATATCTTCACGATCAATACCCTGCTTTGCCATAGCAGCCTTCATCTCATCATATGAGAGTAGGTGAATATCAAACTTGTTAAAACTCATCATGCGATCTGCGCCATAGAGGTAGTCAAGTCTATCCATAAATGATTCTTGCTTCTTAGACTTTTCGTATGTCACATCTTTTTCTAACTTGGCATGTGTGTTAAGAAGAAGCATTAACTCCTGGACTTCCTTCTGACTTGTATCAGAATGGTGACAGTCTGGAGTTACAACAATCTTTACATTTGCAGAATCAGCTAGTTCAATAATACCCTTATTAACTTCAGGTGGATTGTGTGGCATAACCTCAATGTAATAGTCATCGCCAAACTCTTCTTTAAACCATTGAATATGTCGCTTTGCAGTTGCAAGCTCTCCTAACTCAACAGCCTTTGCAATCCATCCGCTTAAACAAGCAGAGGTCACAATAATTCCTTCTTTATACTTCTTTAGCGTTTCAAAGTCAAATCGTGGCTTGCTAAAGAATCCTTCAGTCCATGCAATCTCATTAATCTTGTTGAGATTCTCAAGTCCTAGTTGGTTCTTGGCGAGAAGAACTATATGATGATAGTTTTGGTCAAGAGGATCAGTGCGATCTGCCTTTGCTCTCTTGTCTGCCATACTAGTCGTCATATAGCCTTCTACACCAAGTATTGGTTTGATGCCCTTTGCTTTTGCAATGCGGTACAGTTCCCGATGCCCAGATAAGGTTCCGTGATCTGTGATAGCCAATGCTGGCATACCAAGTTCAACTGCTCGGTCAATATATTCTTCTGGAGTAGCAACACCATCCATTAGTGAATAGTGTGTGTGGACATGCAAACCAACGTAATTCATACTATTACCAGTCTGCGTTAGTAGTAGTAGTTGATGGTCCATCAAATCCAAAGTAGAATGCTTCCTGCTCTGGGTATGGAACTTCACGCACAACCTTGTCTAGGTTGAATGGTTCGTATTGTGCCCAATTAAATGGCTCTGCATCTGGGCTTGTTGGGATAAGGGTGTAGTTTGTTTCTGTACCCTGTCCGTTACGCTTTAGCTTCCACTGAAGGTTTGAGATGCTTCCAGTTTCTAGTGCGTACTCACGAATTGTATTGAATGCAGACTGCTTGCTGATACCCTGTGACCATACGGCTACATAAGGATCTTCAAGACCATCTTCAACAATAACGTTGCAGTAGAAGCGCATACGTGCTCTCCAACCGCTCTTAGGCTCCTTACGGGCCATCTCGCAACCAAAGCAACGACCTAGTGAATCAATGGTGCAAGCTGCCTTGCGCTTATAATCCTTTGGGTTTGTGTGCTCTGAAATGACTGCAGCAAGTCCACGTGCTTCTGCGTAGTGTGCTGAGTCTTCGTCGAGTTCTTCGATGAAACGAATCTTTGCTGACTGTGCATCAGCTAGCTTTACCCATCGAACCTTGATTCCTGATGATTCTGGCTTTGGCTTGTCGAGCAGGGCGTTAATGTTTTTGATTCCCTTTACAATGCTCATATATTTTGCTCCTTTGTGTGTTGTGTTTTTAGTTTAGCATAGACATAATAGAATTGTCAAATCTATATTCTAGATTCTTAATTGCTTCATCGTCCATATCTCCAACATCTTTGTATTTAGCATCGATGTTGATTACAGAAACTCTTGAACCTAATCGTTCTATAAGTTTTTGTCTCATACTATTTCCTGCTTCATCATTATCAGCAATGATAATAATGTTGTTGAAGTACTTCTTGAGTAGTTCTGTTTGAGTGTTAGATATATTAGCACCCAATGTGGCTACTGCTGGAAGTCCAACCTGATCAAGTCTAATTGCATCAAAAGATGATTCAACTATATATACTTTATCAGAAAGCTTAACTCTATGCAAGTTAAACAATACTTTAGATTTTGGAAGTCCTGGAGTATTCTTAAACTCCTTACCTTCAATCGATCTACCAACAAAGCCAACACACATTCCGTCTGGTGACTCTACTGGTATCGTTACCATATCTTGCTTCTCAGAAAAGCCTAAGTTAAACTTTGCAACTGAGACATTAGAGATTAATCTGCCGTTGTAGTATCTCATTGCTCTTGGAGACTCTAATGCTTGATTGTTTAATCTTTTAATTAGTAGTTCGTCAAACTGAGTATACTCTGGCTTCTCAATAAGCTGTTGATTAACTTGCTTCTCTAAATCAACCACAGAATCTTTGTCCTTAATAAAACGAACAGATTCAAAGTAAGACCTTCCAGATGTGTGCATAACTAGTTGAACTAAGTCTGCTGTCTTTTGACAAGAGAAGCAAAAGAAAATACCGCTTTCTTTATTTACTTCTCCAGCTGGAGTTCTATAGTTATTGTGGTATGGGCAAAAGATTAAGAAGTCAGCATCTAGCTCTGTCTCAACGTCGATTCCTGATCCTGTGAGGACTCGCTTGACTTGCTCTGCTGTGTATGTATCGGTTTGTATCCGTCTACCCCTACGATCCATTCGCTACTCTTCTTTCCAAGATATACGCCATATACTGACAATTCAAATTTAAATATTTCTTTTTCTTCTACATATTCTACAGTAAAGTCAGGGTCTATGTCAAACCTAGGGACATATCCCTCTGCCTTCATCTGTAAAGCCAACAATCTTACGTATTCATTTTTTAGTCTTGGGACTGCTGATTCATCATGGATTTGACCATCTAAGCTAAATCTTTTAATCGTCTTATGATGAAATTGTGGCACATAACATTATAACTACTTATCTTCAAAGTCTTTATAACGATAGTATCCCTTGTCAAAATCAGCCTGAACTAGGAACTCACCCATAAATCCATTACGGTTCTTACGGAATGCACACTCAATAATGTCGCTATTTGTACCTCGTCCAAGTGCAATAACCCAGTCAGCATCGTAGGCAATCTGTCTTGACCAAGCTGTTTGGCTTAGCGTAGGGACAGTGCTTAGATCATTTGAGTCATCTGGAGTTGCTGATGAGATTCCGATAATAGGTACTTCTTCGCTCAAAGCCATGAGCTTTAGCTCTCGTGAAAGATTCTTCATCTTAACAACTTCGCTCTCAGACTTTTGATTTGGAGACATTAGCTGCAAGTAGTCAACTACTACGAAGTCTGGCTTATACTGATCAATCTTACCACGAATAACAGATGGAGTAATTTCTCCACCAGAGTCATTAGAAATAATATGGAACTCAGGTCGTCCCTCAATCTTGCTCTTGTGCCATGCTCGCAAGGTATCAATCTCAATATCACCATTGCTAATCTTGCGGTGTGACCATAGGCCTTCACCCATAATTGTTAGAACACGATTTCGAACTTCTGTCTCCGACATTTCAAGAGAAATAATCATTGGAGTCTTGCCCTGCTTCCAAGCTTGAACTGCAAAGTATAGAGCAAGCCATGACTTTCCAATTCCTGGATAAGCAAGGAATACACCTAGCTGACCTGGCATGATTCCTGCTGGTAGATAGTTATCAAATCCTGGAAGTCCAGTCTTAATACCCATAACGCCTAGCTCTTGTTGCTTCTTAGCATTTTCAAAATATGAAATGGCTGCTTCAAGATCTGTTGCATCAATATCTCTAATTGCTGCAGTATTCTTCTTTAACTCAGAAGTCTTTGTAATAATATTAGCTAATGCATCTGTTCCATTACCGTTTTGAACTTCTGTTGCAGCAGAACGAATAATATGCTTTAGGCTATCATTTAGATACTCAACCTGTAACTCTTCAAGGTGATGCTTTGTTGCACCAACATCCTTGATTGGCTCAAAGTCTCTAAACTTATCAACAACGAGACTGACTGGAGGAGTCGTAGAATTCTGCTCAAAGTAGTTACGAATAAACTGCCATATGTCATTATGAGTTCTAAGAAGATTGTCTACGTTTGCCTGTAACAGTACATGCATCTGCTTATCTTCAAGGACTGCTGATAATACCTTAGCCTCTGAATTATTCACTTAACCACTTCCTTGCTAGAACTCTACGTTCTGCTCTCTCTTTTTGATCCTGCTCTTTATCTTTGATTGCTTGGACTAGCTTTTCTGCATTATATGCAAAGTAGTTCCAGCTAGGTGCTTGACTAACCTTAAAGTAATAGTCAAGAAGGTTGTAACATTCTGGCAAACCATATGACTCGATGAGTGCATCAGATGACCACTGTTCAACATTTAGATTTAAAGAAGGCTTTTGCTCATACCTTGCAGTATGTAACTTACTATAACGGCTGAGCAAAGCCATACGGTCTTTGCGCTCTGCCATTAGTTGTCAGCTGCCTCTTCCTGAGCTTCACGAATCTTAGACGTGAGCTTATCCTCAACAAACTTATAAACACGCTCAAAGGCCTGGTCTGTATTTTCACCATCACGCTTTGAATCAACAACTCCGAGGTCTAACCTCAAAGATTGAAAGTTTCCTAGATTTAATGTATAGCCAAGTGTGACTGATACCTTTGTTTCATTGTTTTCTGCCATTGTCCCCTCCAAGGATTATATGCTTTCGTTCCAAACTGGGATGTATCTGCCATCTTCAGTTCTTGTATATGTAAGTATACCTTCTCCCATACGCCTTGTCAATTCCTGCTTATTGGGAGTCATATTGTTTGTGATCAAACCATCTTTTCTTGGCTGTCCAATATGTATACTTGCAAGTATATCACGAATCTCTTTGATGTGCGATTCTGAGTAATATGCTCTTATTTGCCATTCTCTCTTCCCGCCTTTTTGAGCCCCTACTGGCTGAGGAATGACTCCTCGTTTAATTAAGCTTGGTAGATATTTCTTGTGACGATTAACAAGCTTAGCAGTCTCACCCATAGTGTAGGCCTTTTCTCTATTTTGTTTAAAATCTTTTATAAAACAAGTTTCTAGTCTATCCTGTGTTATATTGTACACAGTGATCAGACCATTAGATCTATTATAGTGATGAACCTTTACAAGATCCCCGTTTAAAAACCAAACAGTTTTCTTGCCCTGGATTACAGGTTCACTATTGTATTCTTCGCTAGAGAAATTTCTTTTTGAAGTATCCATCTGCCCTCGCTACTTTCCTGTGGTGGATGAAAAAACTTTCTATCTCCACAAGAAACACAAAAAATTTCAATATGACCGATAGATGTATATTGTCTATCGACAAACATTCTGCCATTGCATTTAAAACATTTAATCATGATTCCCCTTAGTTTGGAATTCCGATAATAACTAAGTTAACTGAAACTGTAGCTGTACCAGGAGAATTAAATCTTACAAGGCCAGTTACGCTTGAGCGTGTAATATCAGTTAAAATAACAGACAAGTTTTCTCCAGCTGCCGTCTTTCCGTTGTTGACTGCAGTAGCTGTAACAATTGGTGTGTACTTAAAGTCACCTGGGAAGGTATAAGTAAATCCAGCTGCCTTAGAACTGTCAACATTAGAATTGTTAACAACATTGATATTTCCACCAATCATTCTTGCCTCAGATGTTTTGATCTGCTGCTTTCCTGCTGACGCTGTATCAATAGTAGTATAGTTATATGTAGCACTTGATACTTGATCAGAGAGCTGATTTAAAGAGCTTACGACTTGATATATAAAAGGTACATCAAGTGGTTGCCCTCGTTCTGGTAGTGGTAGTTTTGCCATAATATCTATTATATCGTATGAACGACGTTAAAAAGCTCTAAACGTGGTTCATAGGCCCTAGTAGCTGTTGGAATTTGTATTCCAATCTCAACTCTCTTTGCTACATACGGACTTGTTTGTGCAAGAATGTTATAAGTATTAGCAGAGATTGTTGTCTCATACTTCCAGTCACTCCAAACAGATCCAGATAAGTCTGGGCTCCACCTGATAAAAATATCAAAGAATGTGACTTGCGAAAATCTTCTTTCAAGCTCAGCCTTGTATGTGTCAACATTAAATTCTGCTGGCAATACTGGATATGTCCATGTTGAGGTAATAGCCTTGTTTCCTCCACCAGTATTGACTGTGTAAGAGTTTATTCTTGGGGTAGTTGTATATGGCAAATCTGCATCAGATGTAGGTGGCATTACAATTCTTTTAATTTCAGACCAGTGCGAAGTTCTGTTCTTGTCTTCTGAAATAATTCTATACCTAATGTCATAGTAAAGCTCAGTGTCGTTATAGCTTACAAGAGGTAGGGCGTTGTTTGGTATGACAACTTTTTTAATTCCACTGTCAGCCATTACTGTACCCCGATATTTACTCTAAATTCAATATAGTTGTTTGTATTAGGATTCTTCTTGACTGTGACAGCATCTTCATTTTGAATTAAAGAATAGCCAGTCATTCCATAGAGAGGGTTGATGGTTGCTACGTTGTCAAGTCTAATAGCATCTAATGAAACAAAATATTCTGGTCTTGCAATATCAACAGTTCCATTTGGAGACAACGCTGTTGATGTTAAGCTGGCTCCAGATACAAAGTAAACTAAGCTTGTTGTTGATGGGACTGATGTTATAGTGTGTGTTCCAGTATAGCTAGCAGTACCGTGAGAAAACTTGATTTGAGTTTTTGCAATTATTGCAGTGCCACCAGACGTGTAGCTGTATGACGCTGCATCTTTATTGATCAGGACTTCGAAGTATGATGTAGTTGAATCAATAACTACGGCATTTGAAATATTGAATGATCCTGATGGAGTAGAGGTTACTCCAGAAATATTAACAACATCGCCTGGGGCAAATGTATTTGTTGCTGTGTATGTGATCTTATCCTTTGTAGTTGAATATGAAGTCTTTACAGCACCAGTGATTGTTGCATTGACTGGTATTCCATGTGCTGCTGTGGTTAATGTAACGTTGCCTGCAGAAGCAGCTATGTTTGTGGCTGCAACTGTATCAGCTACGCTAATATAAATTTTTGCAATTGTCATAGCATCCCATGAGAATGTTGAGCTATAGACCAGATCATCAAATCTGCTTGAAGCTACAAAATATCTGTTATCTGCAAATTGCTGGACAGAATCGCTAACCTGTGCCTCGAACTTAGCATATTGACTTTCATCATTATTTGAAAACTTAATAACAACATTAATATTGTCTGGAACAGCTGTATCATTTCCATACACGTTGATCAAACTAAATGCAATCTTGAGCAGATCTGCAGAAGAGTTTTTACTAAAATTAAATGTTTGCCCAGATATTTGAACATACTTTGGATCTGCAGCAACTACAAAAGATCCTGGAGTTCCAGTAACCAAAGATGTGTTGCCACGCATAACAAGCATGTTGTTGAGGTATCTAGCACCCTCATATCTAGCAGATCTCGTTGCATTTAAGAATGCTGGGTTATCTGCAGATGTTTGAAAAATATCTTCTGATGTTGTAATAATATTTAGTCCACCTGGAATAAGTGTTGATGTAATGCGTTCTGGCGTTACTAATGAAGATCCATTTGAGTATTGCCAGTTTTCATTTTCTGCAAAAGCAAGGATGGTCTTGCTGTCGTATGTTCCAGCATTAACGTTTGATCCTGCTGAAAATATTCCTATTTCAGAAATCTCATATCTTTCTTCTGCAGGTAATTCTCCAGTAAGGATAATTTTATCTGTGCCGTTTTCATTGACATATCCTCTAGAAATAATTGGAACTCTAAACATCTCAAAATCTAGACATTGCTTTTCATGATCAACCTCAATCTGAATTGTAGCTCCAGAAAGTGCTACCGTTGGAGCTGCACTTAGTGTAAATTGAGTTGAGCTTAAGATTTCAGTTACCAGGGTATTGTCTGGAATGCTGCCAGCACCAGATAGAATGTCGTAAATCGCAGCACCTATCCAGATACCTTCTGTAGAATCACAGGTAACTGTAGTTCCAGAAGATGAAGCTCCTGTGATTTGATAAATGTTTGGTCTAGGCTTAGGTCCGCAGCCAACAGCTATATAGGACGCAAAACCTGGTGCTGTACCTAGTAGGTACTTCGCAATAATCTCTTTACCTTTGTTAGTTATCATTATATACTCGCCTCATATATTGTACCACTTGAAGTGATCTGAATATCAACTTGCTCGTCAGGCAATATGTTTACTAAGTCTATTACAATTGCTCCATTTGCATCAAGATAGACATTCTCTCCTTCTGGACCATTTCCAACAAAAGGAATGCGGTCAGCCAGCTTGATTGGAAAGTTATTAAATGTTTTATCGTATGTCCCCTGCAGTCTAAGCATATTTAGTGGATTATAATCCTGCTGCAATTGCTCAAGGTTCTTGATTGGCTGGTATTTGACTTGCTGACCATTAACAGTATCGTGTCTTGCAATAGTCAATAGTTCTTGACCACCTATATTTTCAAAAAGAAGATCTGTGATTAGCTCAGCATTATTGATAATGTCATCATCATTAAATTGAACTAAGTCTGGAGTTGCACTCTTTATTCCATTTGAAATAATACCAGAGTTAGAAGACCATGTTACTGGTGTAGGATTTACCATTATTATACCTCGCTCAAGTAGACAGTCATTTCTGGACCCTCTACGCTTTTAGAATATTCTATATTATATACTACAAACCTTGTTGAGTCTGAAGAAATGACATCATTATCACTATTAGTTTTATAACTAATTGTTACAATATCTCCAAGCTGTAAAGTAGGATTTGGGAACATCTTAACTCCAACTGACTTGCGTGGTCTGATACTCTTATTAATGATCCATCCCATTAAGTCTTCAGCAGTGTCAGTGTCTTGGATATATGGGCTTTCTAGGCTAAACTCACTCTTTCCATATTTCATTATGCTGTTTTTAAGAGTATTGTAGTCTTGTAAGACTGTGTATGGAGATGTTGCATCTGTTTGTCCTTGAAGCTCAATGTCTGATAAATTCCCTCGTTTTTTAAAGTAATCATCTACGGTAAGAGTTCTAGTAGTATCTTGTGTAAATGCAACTCCAAGAATTCTTAGGTAATTTCCAGTTGTTTCATCCAGGTTAAGCATGGTGTCTGTATTATTAAAAATTAAGAACTCAGCTCCATATGATGTTGCCATAAACCCAGAGATGCTGTATCCTTTTATCCTATTAAATGTTGGAGCAATGTTTGCATAAAGAGCAGGGTAGGCACGATCATATTTAATGTTAAAGTGTGCCATCTCTCGCATGATTGTTCCAAACTCATCGTAGAATAAGTCATATCTCTTTGTACTCGAAGGACTAATGCCAGACAGATATGTCTTTTGCACCATACCGCTTATAGCATACTTTGACAAAGCCTCAGAAGCATTTAGCTTGTTGTCCTCATCGAAAACAGATGCTATTGGAGTATTAATATCAAACACTGAATTGTCTGCATAGTTCTTGCTTAGTGCATAAATATTTTCAAACATTGCTTTTGTAGTGCCTCTAGTGAAGAGTCCTACTGCTGTGTCTGAAAGCTTTAAAGCATTATTGTCTGTAATAATATTAATAAGCTTTTGATTCAGGTATAGGTAGAATACTCTAGTTGTATCGTTAACATCTACATACTCCATAGACAAGTCGTATACCGTTGGATTTTCCTCTCCAACAAAACGATATTGCCCAGTAAAGTTTCCATCATCAACAAGAATATTGGCATTTCCACCCCAGAGCTTTACTGGAATGGCTATATCAGAAGTTGCATCTTTTTGAATTTTATAGAAAAGAACATTATGCAGGTTTAAGTTGTTTCCAGATGATCCATTAGAGTATGCTTCTAAGTCTGTATTGGTTAGTGTAGCAATTTCAAAGTAATATCCATTGTTTGTTGTTGGATTTACAATTGATATTCCAGCAGATCCTCCACCGATTGTTACTGTCTGAGTTGGGTCTGCTCCAGCAATACTGTAATATGGCATAGCTCCTGCTGGACTTTGAGTTCTGTCAGATGATGAATCAATCTTTCCAATAATTCTTAGTCTAGTCCCAAAGTGCTTATATACTGAGTCAGATGGATCAATTGGCATAATGCTGATTGGTCCACCAGAGACACCTACTGACGAAGGAATAGCTTCTCCTGGAGCAATAGGCCCAAGACCAGAAGACAATGTTTTTATTGAGCCAAGCTGTGACTGCTTGTACTGAGCACGACTAACTGTTTTCCAAACATAAGAAATAAAATCTCTAGGGTTTTCTGCTGAAGTAAATGTTGGCCCAGTCATTACAAGTGCTGACGATTGAACTGTTCCAGCCTGTGTGGTTTTTAATGAGCTTATACCAGTTTCTGTTTGATATGCAGAAGACAGAAGGTTTTTAATAATTCCATTTCTTTTAGATTGTTTTGCTTTTGATGTCAAAACTCCTGCACTGCCATTTACAACTGGTGGAGTTGTTGTATCTGCTGTAGAATATAAATAAAATGATGCCATGTAGCACCCTTGCACATAGTCATCGCTTGTCCAATTTGAGTCCAGTCCTGCGCTATGAGAAACAATTGGTGTTCCAAACTGTCCACGACCATGTTCTGCTACTGGACCATTTTTTAATTTAAGAACTGAGTCAACTGTCTCGTAGTATGGCTTAGAATAAATTCTGACTAATCCTGTTGGATAAATTTTTCCACTAAATGGAAGTTTTGAAAAATAATCTTGATATTCAAGATTGCTTGATATCCAAACCAGACCTTGATTGGATATTGAGTACTGCACTGCATCGTACCTAACAATTTCTGCATTAGCATAAAAGTATCCTTGGAATCTTGTAATGTAGTAAACATTTTCTCCAAAGTCAATTACGTTGTCCTTAAGCTCTCCATTAACAACAGTAGGTATATTAGAAGACAGATTATTATTCAGTGGCATAGCGCCAAGCACATACTTTTGCTGCTTTTCATTATTTAAGCTTTTTGTTGCTTCTGTTCCAGACACTTCCCAAAGAAGAACTGGCTTATAAATCCATGTCTTTTCTTGATCAGTAACCTGAGACTGCTTTAGTGTCCCATAAGATCTTTGAATATATCTTGAAGTATAGTTAATAGTTCCAGCATTTAACACCTTCTTGTCTTGTGACGATATCTCAATAATATTAGACAACTTATCTGGATAAACATTTTTATTAATGCCGTCAATATTAGAGTCCTGAGAGCCGTACAGGGTCATATTAACAGCACGTTCTCCAGTTTCATCTAACATATAATTTTTGCTCATAACAATAAAGTTATTGTATTCGTCAAAGAACATTGCTGTCTGAGTTGCAACAGCAAGCTGATTTAAAACTTCTGCAACATTTTGCTCAGGAGCAACAAAGAAATATGGAATAACTGGATCTGACTCATCACTTAATCTATTAAATGTGTAGTTTGAAAAACCAATAGAGTCTAATAATATTCCTACTGCCTGGCCAAGACTTACCTCTGTGAGTAGAAGCTGTGGAGCTTTTACTGATTCAAAGTAAAAGTACAAGTCTCTTAAATCTATTGACACTGAGCTTGTTTCTTGATCAACTTTTGGAAACCCTTGAGAATAAAGAGTTTTTAGAGGAACAGTGTAACTGTTTCCATCTACGTTCATGATAGTTTCAAATAATTTAAACTTTATGCTATTGTCCAAATACTTTGCAATAATACTTCCAGAAGACCCATTCCAAATATTATTTTGATTAAAAGCATCTGTTTCATCAAATAAAACCACGGATCCTGTTGATGCAGTTACCTGTCCTACTGGCAGCGGGGAAGATGAAAGGTCTGATAATGATTTTGTAATTGTAAATGTATCTGTATTACTAGAAAAATCAACCTCTAGCCTTGGAGACATCTCAATAAGCTCAAAAGGAATGTTTGGCTTGTTCATTGATTTTACAACCACTCTCAAGCCTTTAAGGAATACAAACTCTCTAAAAAGTTTATACTGTGTTCCAGAGTCTGTAAAAGATGATGGATTTGTCACATCTGTAACAAATGGTGTAGTTTGATATACTGCATCAGGATTAATGCTCCAGGTATATCTTGGTGTATATGATATAAACTCATTGCCGTCGTGAATATAAAGAGTTCCACGAGCTCCCGCTGAAGGTACCACCATAAAGGCTTCTCCTAGGCTGCCAGAGGCTGGTAGCAACTCGTAGCTGTTGATTGTACCCACCAAGATGAAAACGTCTCTATAGGCTTCAGGAACCTCTAGGCCATAACTTAAGCTTAGGTGTCCATCACTTGAAAATATTGGGCTACCATCACTTCTAACGGACTCTTTATTAAATGAGATTGCATTTATCCACTTGTTATTTTCTGCAAGATACTGCACATCAAATATTACTGGAGTTGTTTTATTCTCATCACCAAAAAATGGGTCTGTGGTTGATGATCCCTTTGAAGTAACAAGTCTTCCTGAGTCCACAGATCCTACGTTAGTTTGAACTTTGACAACAATTCTATTTGCTGGAACTGACTCTTTATAAACAACAAATGGAACTGCATCATCAATAAAAAAATATCCACCAGAACTTATCTTAGATATTCCATATTCTTTATTTGGATCAGTGCTTACAATTGAGCCATTTAAAGATGTGTATGTCTCTGTGCGATATGATCTCCAATACTTAAACTCATCGTCTCTATGTGGCATATAGTATCTTGGACGGCGGAACATGTCTTTATCTGTATTTGCAAAATATCGACTATTAAAAAATGATGCCTTGTTAATTCCAGAGCGTGGTCTAAAAGGCTTGATGCAATCTTCAAGCGAATAATATAACTTTTCTTTATTTTTTCTATATGTAAATAAGGCTGGTGTTGTTTCATCTTCTTCAAAACCAACCTCAACAGTTACATCGGCATCTGTAGCATTGGTATAAAAATTACCAACATCGTTGACATCAAAAATATTGGGCAAGGCACTGTATGCTGTTGAGTCTTTTCTGTATCTATAATTCCCTAGTTTTTGAACATTGCCAGGAATATTCATATTCCACTCTGCAATAATGGCAGACTGAGACTTAACAGTATAAGATGTTTCTAGGTGATTCTTTAATGCTTCATTTTGAAACATATTACACCTCTTCCAGCGATACGCTTATATTCCAAAGATCATGCCCACTAAATGTAGAGTTTGATCCGCTTCTCTTGACAATATTATAGTCAATATTAGATATTTTCATTAGTATAGCTTCTGAATATTCCGCCAAGTGTCCGTGTGCTGCATCATCAGATCCAAAGTTTGTATATTTATCGTATGAAAGGAATACCCAAAATGGTCCAACATGGTCTTCATACCACTTTACTATCTCAGATGCCCCTGCTCCACCATCTACAGTATATTTTCTATTTTGTCCAGTTATATCTGAAATTCCAGTACTCTGATTAAAATCTGCTCTTAGATCGAATGCTCTAGATGGCAACAGACTCCAAGATGTTGACAGCTTAAGCTTGTCAGCTGTATGGTATGACCTCATTGTGCCGTTTACCATTCTTTTGCTATTTTCAATTCTTTCAGGGCTTACAGAGATGTCAGATCTGTTATGGTCTGATAATATTAAAAATCTATTGGATGACTGAATAGAAGACATATCTGAATACTCTTCAATCCCCAATGGTATATATTTTCCATCAACTAGGACAGCTTGTGTATCTGACCATAGCATTGCTTGTGGTCTGAACCATTTTTTTCTACCTGCCATATATGACGAGGAAGCCATTAAATACCCTGCCTTCTGATGTTGCGTGATTCAAGCTGCTTAATCTTTGTAAGAACAGCATTAGCAACATCGTTTGGATTCATGTCAGAACCATTGAGTGTGACATCTACCTTATAATTATACACTGAGCCAGCTGGTAATTGTCCATTATTCATTGCATTAAGATTATTTACACCAAGGCCTGCAGCAGCTCTTCTATTTACAACAAACTCTCCAGGTGTTAGCATTGCTGGAACTGTATCTGTTCCACGACTAAAGCCACCCTTTGCCAAATATTTAGGCACAAGCCCGCCAGAACTAAACCCTAGGCTTGCAGTCCAATCAGACCAATTAAAGTCTGATGCAAAAATTCCCGAACTAAAGTCAGTTCCAAATATATTTAATCCACTAAGAGATCCTGCAAGATCAGTGGTTGAGGTATTTGTTGTTGATCCAGTGCTAGCATTTGTAGTAGATGTTGATGCAGCACTTGTTGATGGAGCAACATACGGAGTCCAAGTACCGTCTGTCCAAGAATTATACATCTTGCCATCTCTTCCAGTAACAATGCCAGCTAGAGAGCCATGGTCCTTACTAGGATCTCCAAGTACACCACCAATAGTTTCATTGTAAACTCCATAGACTGGGGCAGCTGGAGTAGTAGGTGTTGTGCCTGTAGTAGGTGTTGTGCCTGTAGAAGGTGTTGCGCCTGTCGCTGGAGCCTTTGCTGATGCAAGAGCAGTTTTTGCTGCTTCAAGAGCTATCTTTGCTGCAGCGATTGCATCCTTTGAAGCCTCAAGATTTTTTTCTGCATTTGGATATGTCATATCTGGAACCATTGAGTATGGCATATCCTTCTTCATTGCTAACCATCTATTGTAATCAAGAAGTGCCTCGACCTGTGCCTTTTGTGCAGCTTCTAGTGCTTTTGTTGCCTTATCTACATCTGCCTGTAGCTCTGCAGATGTCTTTTGTGTTCCACCTGTTGTTGGTGCTGGCACCGTAGGAGTAGTTGTATCAATTCCACTAATTTCTTTTAGTACTGCCTTTAGTTTTTCTGCATCACCAAGAGCAGCTGACATAATATTTGTTATTAGTGTTTCACTATTAATATCAAATCCTGCTGCATTAGCAAGATCGATCATGCTCATCGCACTTTGAATTTCTCCCTTTGTACGACCAAAAGCAGTAGAAAGTCTTTGACTTACTGCCCAAACTGCATCAGCAGCCTTCTCTTCGTAGTCTGCTAATTCATTAGTTAATTTATCAACTACCTTTTGAACCTTGTCGGCTTGATCTTGCAAAGCTGTTGATTGGTTGCGTTGAATTGTCAAAATTTCATACTGAAGTCTTTTACTTTCTTTTTCAAGCTGTATTCTTCCAAGAGCACTCAGTTCTTGTTCTTTAGCAGCATCCAAAACATCCTGCTGGTTAGATGCTTGCATAGAGGCTTCTTCAGCTCTCATATCCATAATTATAGAAGCTGCAGCTGAAATATCTCCAGAAGACAATGCATCGGCAAGTGAAACACGCTTCTTTTGAATACTATATAGATCTTGGTTCATTTTAGTAATTGTTGAAAGAAGCTTAGACTGCTTATCGTATTTTTGATTAATAGCATCTTCTTTAAATGATATGCCTTCAAGCATATAGCTAATATCGTCAATACGTTTTTCTTTTGGATCAACCAAAGCCTTCATAGCATCATCTTGTTCCTTAATTTTACGATTTACAAGTTCAAGCTCGTATTGCTGATCTCTTAACTTTTCGCTTGTCTCTTCAATATTTTTTGTGTATTTAGATCTTGCTATTGCTTCTTCTAAGTTAAAACGTGCTTCTTCCTTTGCTAAAACATCTTGAAGTTTTTCTCCATATGATTTTAGAGCTTCTTCTTTAGCCTTATTATAATCTTCAACCTCTTTAGCGTTGGCCTTTTCTTGCTCAACTCTAGTTTGGTACCATTTAATTTGTTGCTTAATTTCTTTTGTAACTTCGCCTTCTGAAATTGCTTTTGCAATATTTGAATCAGAAACAAGGTCCATTGCAGTTGCAACATCTATTCCTGCCTCTTTTAGTTTTTTAAATGCTTCAACTCTATACTTAATTTCATTTCTATCTTTTCGAAGTTGTCCGATAAGGCTCCAGGCCTCTTCAATTGCTTTTGCGCTAGTTGTAATGCCTTTAACTGTTTCATCTGTACCCTTTTTGTTTGCAAGATCTATTGCTGCATAAAATTGATCAATTTCGTATGTTAGCGCTCTTCTTGCTTGATACATTGACCATGTTCCATTTTTTCCAGCTAGCGAATCAATCATATCTTTATTATCTGTTAGATTGATAATGCCAGAAGATATTGCAAGCATGAGCTTAAGCTTATCGTTTACATCTTTAACTCCACTGGAAGCTTTAGCTGCATCTTTGCTTATATTATTCATCATATTATCTATTAATGTCTTAGCAGTTCCAGTTGGCAAAGATTTAATATTATTAGATAAAATGTCAAACTGTGCATTAAACTGTGTAGCTGATATCTCTCCGTTTTGGAACTGCCCAACCATACCTTGGACTATACCAAACATTGATTTTGATGTTGCATCTAAGATTTTCTTCTGTTCGTCACTAACCGCTTTGCTAGTTCCATTTGCATTTTCAGCCAAGTTCATTAGATATCCGTTGAAGTGTGTTGAAAGATTCATTCCTGCAAAGGCTTGGCTTACCTTTTGTGTAATTATTTTTGTCTGCTGATTAATAGACTCATCTGTTGAAAGCCCTATGTCTTTAAAGTCTAATTTTAAATCTGTTCTTCCTGCTTCTTCTTGCAATGCTTTAACAATTGTTTTGATCTGTTCGCTTGCAAATCCACGACCCTTTAACTGTATAGCAAGAGAATTTAAAGCCATCTCAGCATCTGTTGATGCTGCTGTTCTTAAAGCCTTAATATCGTTAGCAAAATCTTTTTGGAACCCCTCTGTTGCCTTTAGCTCATCAATTTGACTTCTCTCTTTACCACCAACAGCAAGCTGCTTACCCTTACTTGCAGACTCATAAGGCAAACTTTTTGGAGCTACTCCAAAGAAATCTCCTAGAGTCTTCAGCTTATCTTTTGTAACTACTGCAACATCTCCCAGACCTTCAATGCTAAGTCTATGTTTTTCCATAGCCATCTGACCAAGCTTGACTGCTCCGACTATTCCTAAAAATCCAACAGCTGCAATCTTTGCTGGTCCTGGAAGAAGTTTTAAGGCTTGGAATCCTGCTTGAGCAGCAAATCCAAGAGAAGATATTTGACCAGCGACTTCTCCAGCTTTTCCTGGCATGAACTGAGAGGCCATCATTAGTCCAGTCGAGACACCCATACCTCTAGCTCCACCGAGCATGCTTGCTCCTGATGCAACTCTTCCCTTTATAGATCTAAATTTATTTCTAACTGCAGTTTTTCTTAAATCTTTTTTAGTTGGCTTAGAGACAATATTAAGCATTGTTGCTCCTGCTGGAGCTTCTGTTCCAATTGGAGCTGGGCCCTGTGCTCTATATGAAGCTCTTGCCTTAGATGATTGTTTTTTAAATTCTTTATTGTATGCAATTGCATCATCTTTTGCATCTGGTGTGACCTGTGTGTGCGGACTATTTCTATCACGTGAAATCATGTAAGGATCTTCTGTAGTATCCTCAAAAGCCTTCTTATATTCTTTTGCATCCTTCTTGGCCTTAGCTGAAGTACTATCAGATTCAAATGCTCCAGGAACAGTGATGAATACATGATCCCCACCCAACCTAGCTTTTCTTCCAGCATTAGTGGTCACTACTTTTTTCTTAGATTTTTTTGATGGATCTTTTCTACTTGCAACTGATTCAGCAGTTTTTCCTGCAGCTGCCACATGAGACTGATTAAGGTTATATCTATACTCTGTAACCATAGCAGCTGCGTCATCAAGGGCTTTTCTTAATTTAGACTGTGCTGGTATTAGTAGTCTTGCTTCTCTCTCAATTCCCTCAAAATCAGTAGAAGTAATTGTTTTATTATTTTGAGCAAATTCTTTTGTAAGCTTTACAATATTAGAGTCATAATCTCTTAGATCATTTGCTACATCATCCATAGCAATACCAGCATATGACATGGAGTCTTCCCACTTAGAAATTCCACGTGATGAGAAATCTTTTAGGAAATCTTGGCTAGAAACTGCACCACCATTTGCCATTCCAATATTTAAGTTCTTGCTTTGTGTAAATCCAAGCCCTGAGTATTTAAATGCTTTAACACCTTTTCCAAAAGTATCCACGAGATCTGTCATTGTGTCAATTAATCCACGTCTTGCTTTTTTAACATCATCTGGCAACGATTCTAATTCTGCTAAGATAGATCCTAAAGTAGTATCTTTTCTTGATGTTATATGTGCAAAATCTCCTTCGCCACCTCTGCCTTTTCTATACCCTGGAATATTGCCAGCAATCATTCCATTAATAAGTCCGCCATACTTCTTTGACATATCTGCAGGAATTACTGTTTCACCTGGTGCAAGCATTGCTGGTTCTGAGTCTTGATTTCCACTTCCACCAACTACATATGGCTTACCATTAGCATACTTCTTAGACTTCTTCCCTCCAGGGATTGGAAGCATAGCTCCTGGGTTAGCTGCAGCAAATGAAGATGCTGCTCTTGCTGCAGCTGAGTAAGCTCCAATAAGTTTTTCTAAAGATACTCTTTCAACATCAAATGTTTGCTTTAGTGTTGCATGTGACTGATTTAGTGAGTGTGCAGCAGCAGCAGCTTCTAACTGCTCTGTTGTCATATACTGAGTTTGCTCACCAAGAACGGTAGACTGACCAGTTAACTTTAAATAACCAGTACGCAATGTTGCAAAAAGTTTAATTATATTGGCAACACCATTAGCAAGCAAACCAAATGTCATAAGAAGAACTGGGCCAACACCAGCTAGAGCTACTGTTATTATTGTAATAACTTTCTTAGTGTTATCTGAAAGGCTATTAAACTTACTAAGAAGATTACCGAAGAACTCAATAATTGGTGTTACCGTCTTAAGGAATGTTTCTCCAACTGGTACCAGTGCTAGCTTTAGGTCTTCTACGGCTTTCTTAAACTGATTCATTGGTGAAGCAGCTGTCATTCCAAGTTCTTTATCTGCTAGAGATGCAAGATCTTCAATTGAACTTCCTGCTAATCCAAGGACTCTACTAGCCTGAGTTCCATCTTTTGTTACGTTTTGAAATAATGTTGATAGTCTCGCAAACTGGAACTTACCAAACATTTGCTCAATTGCTCTTGCTCTAGCAAGTGGATCTAGAGTATCTAATGCTTTAGCAAATCCTACTACTGTTGCTTTTAGATCACCCTTATTACCCTCGACGATTTGAGTAATATTAATTCCAAGATCTGCAAGCATTGCCTTGGCTTTATTTGTTGGATTAATTAATGCTGCAAGTCCTGACTTGAGTGCGTTTGCACCTTCTGATGCATTAATTCCACCTTCCTTCATTGCTGTAATGAAGAAGGCTAAGTCTTTTACATCTCCCCCAAGTTGTTGAATTACTGGAGCTACTTTTGGAATAGCAGTTGTAATATCATCAAGAGATGTAACTGTTTGGTTTTCTACTGCGTTAAGGAAGTCAATTGATCCCGCCAAATCTTCTGAAGACATTTTAAATGCATTTTGAAGTGCAATAGTTGTTTCAAGAGCTTGTTGTGCCTCAATCTGTCCAAGTACTGAGAGTCGTGTTGCTTGTGCAGTCTGTCTTTGTAGATCTAGTCCCTGGAAGCCAGCTGCTGCAGCTTCTGCAGAAAGAGCAACGGTATCTGCAACTGCAACACCATACTTTGTATACTGCTTTCCAAGCTCTGTGATACCATCAAGTGCAGCTTTTGTTTCTTCTGGTGATGTAAGAAGATCGCCATAAACCTTCTTAAACTTAAGAGCAGCTTTCTCCATGTCCATAAATGTTTGAGAAGCTTTCATTCCCAAAATACCTAGTGGAACTGTAAAACCAACCATAAGCTGGCGACCAGCCCACTGTGTATTCTTACCAAAGTTAAGAAGGTTTGTAGAGCCTTGCTTGAGAAGCTGGTTAAAGATTGCTTGTTTTTGTGCAGCCATCTGAAGCTGTGTAGATGTCTTAGAGAAGTCTAGTTGGTTTGGCATGACAGCAATAGCCTTCATTGCTCCTTGACTGTCACGACCAAGCTTGATATATTGTGTCTGAAGCTTCTTAACACGGTCTTCAGCTACCTTGCTAATTGTGTCTAGCTCAGCTGTAAATAGCTTGCCGAATGTTTTTGTAGATGCCCCCGCATAACGGAAGTATTCTCGCATTGAGAACTTGTTCTTCTCAAGAGAATTAGTAAATGATTCAGCACTTGTCTTTACTGTTCTTAACTCAGCAGAAAATGCACCAATAGAATTGATGCTTCCGATTAAGTTCTTTTGTAGTGATTTTTGTGCAGCTGCTGCTGTTGCACTGGACTTAGCTACTGAAGTGTGAAACTGAGCTAATTGCCTTTGTAGGGATTTGAGTTGGGCCAACGCATCAGACGTATCAATTTGTACGCCTATATTAGCATTTACGTCGGCCACTCAATCACCTCTTTATTTTATTATCTAATTGTTGAGCCCATAAGAGCTGCAACTTCATTGAGCTGTACTCCTGATGCTGCTTCAACAATCTTGTATACAGTTGGAAGATCTAAGATTTCTTCCAAACCTTCTGCGTCTAGCTTTGGAGCATATTGCTTCATTGCGATCTCAACGCACTTCATTAAAATATCCATTGACTTGTCGTTGTCTTCTGCGACATCATCAATCTTTGCAAACTCAGCCATAAACTCACGAAGAAGTGAGATTTTAAGTGGACGTAGTTTGATTTCTGTTTCATCCAATAGCACGATAGTATTTGCTTCGTGTACGGTTGTTGCCATTTGATTCCTCCTATGTAGGTTAGAATCAATTATAGCATAGAACCAGCGATTTTAAATCTTTTCGTATTCAAGTCCAAGGCCAATACCAAATCCTGCCTTGACTGCATTCTGTCCCTGTAGTGCAAGGATGTCTCTGCTATCAGTTGCTGTTCCACCACTAAATACCCTAGCCTTCATGTCTTCCCATTCTTTCTGACCCTTTTCTTTTCCAGATTCTTTATCTAGGTCTACCCCCTGCATAGCAGCTAAGAACTTCTTCTCTTCGTAGTCTAACTCTCTGCTTGTTGAAATAATGGTTATTAATTCTGCCATACATATAGATGTTTCAAGCTCTTCAAAGTTTTTCCATGGCCCCAAAAGAAATGCCTCTGTCTCTAGCTTAACAAGATCTAAATCTTCCCAGGAGTTAGACTCTTTGTCTGGATCGTTAGATTTTGGACCTTCTTCTTTATTGTCAAACTTGACTCCAGCCGTATGCTCTAAAACAAGGTATAAGGTTCTTAAGTCAAAAGAATCCTCAACAAGGTCTACTCTTTTTGATAGATCTGGCTTAAACTGCTTCATTGCTATTCTTACACATTCTGCAATAACCCTGATAGCCTCTTCGTCATTGGTAGTATTAGAGAGGTCTTTGAATGCCTCCATAAATTCCCGCATATATTTTATTTTTAATGGGGATAGCTCAATCTCTTCATCATCAATAGTGTGAATAATAAATGTTTTATATATCTCGTTAGCCATTTTATCTATTCTAGCATAAAAACAACAAAAGCCCATACCTTTTGAGTATGGGCCTTGCTGTAACCAATATTATGATACTGGTGTAAATGTGCGATCAATGATCTTTCCGTAAGAACCTGAAGTATCTTCTGGAAGTAGACGGAATGAAACTTCAAACATTGAAGCCTCATCACGCTTAGCAGAAACTGTTACATTCTCGATTGAGAGTGCACGATATGCTGCATAAACACGCTCAATGCTGTCTGATGCTGCACAATCTCCTGTTCCTGGTCCTACTGCAACGATACCACGTTCTACTGGACACTCACCGAGCTCTCCTGAAGAGAGATCGAGTGAAAGACCTGCAGATGTTCCCTTGCTGCCTGTAAGGAGTGTATCCTTGTAAGCTAGAGCAACGAGAAGGTTCTCAAGTGTTGCTTCCGCAAAAGCAGTTGCAAGATTAACCTGCATTCCCTGCTTGAAAAGCTTAGCAACGTCGAGAATCTGATCTACCTGGACTTCTCCGAAGTCTGGTTGGAATTGGATTTCAAGACCGTTCATTGTATAACCAACGTTTGTGAAGTCTAGTTCGTTAGAGAGTGTCTCACGATAAGACTCTGCTGAATCAAAAGCTGGTAGTGTTGTTGAATCAAGAGTAGTGTCAGCAATGAAAAACGATGCTGCACCTACGATGATATTATTTGAATTACCACGGCTGTATGCCATATTTTCACCTCTTTTTCTTTAAAGCATGTATTAAGTTGTTGGCGTGTTTCCTCTAGTTAAGTATAACAGCCTTTTTAGTTATCTGAAGGTTTGACCATCTTGGGCATGGTAGTCATACTCGATGATCAACTTATTGACAAAAATCGTTCTAGCAGAGGCCAATTCGAGAACATCTCTAGCCTCATCTGCTTGATAAACCTTAATATTGTGGAAATATACGTTATATGGAATTTCCTGACCATTGTGGAACTGAGGGTTGCTGACTGCCCAAGCGTTTACATCCTGGGCAGCAGCGTCTTCTCTGTCTAATAGTTGTGAGATTACGATATTTGCGTTATTTACGTTATTTATGTCTGTGCTGTACAAGTAGTATAGTAGCTGTTCTCTCTTGTGTGGGTAGAATGGTGTTGGTCTAAATCTCATTAATCTGTCATATTGGATGATTAGGGGTTGTGAGATATTCGTTGCTTCAACTACCTGCTTATAAATGTCTTCTGTATTTGTAGGGCTGGTCGCAAAAATAGGTGTTACCTGTTGTGTAGCACTTACCCCAATGTCTTCATATTCAGACAGCTTGTCAAATACGTATGCGTTGAGCCATCTTGGTGGGTATGGTAAATGTAGTGCTTTAGGCATTATCTACTCCTATCTTTGCGTTAGTAATCCAAGTATAACCTGTTTTTATACCTTGTGAACGTCCTTGCCTTGCTCCTGCTGCAAAATTCTTTTTATATACCGTTGGGTTCTCAATATAGTCAAATAGGCCAGATGCTCTCAAAAATGACTGAGTGAAGTATCTACCAAAGAACTGATCGAATACCCTCTCGTAAGATCCAGCAACAGCTGGTCCGCCTGGACTCTGAATGTCTATGCCTTTTCGTGTATAAATCATTTGGCCATTATCTTCAAATGCAAGGACACCATTTGGGCTTGGATCAATTTTAATTGGAATACCATTTTCCATAATCTTTGCCTTGTTATAAAATGGCTCATATGAATTATTTGAAACACTTCTTGACTGAGAAAATGTTGAGTTAAATGAAAGACCTAAGTTGCTTACTGTATATTTTAAATTAAATAATCTAGCATCAGGACTTCCTGCCTGATACCACTCATAAACATGGTGAAGAGCATCCTTATTCATTCTTGCATTAGCGTCTATATACATTCCTAGTGCATCAATAATACCTCTACCAAGATTATCAAGGAATATCTTTTTGCCTCTACTTGTACCTTCGATAAATCCAAGAGAGTACTCTGTTATATTAAATAGTTGTTTTTCTAATTGCTTAGTATTCAGTGAGACTCTCATTAGTCACCTACTGCTTGGTTTTCGGTTCTTCTCCATAACATTTTGTAATATTCAATGTTATTGAAAGGACCAAGGAATGGCTCAAGAGTTGCTACTTCATAAATAGTACCCTTGCCAGCTCTAGCTCCAGCAGTTTCTTTATAAATTAGTTCTCCATGAGCACTTCTAATGTTTGTGATCAAGATGTTTGTTACTGCCCCAGCTGCCTCGTTAGATGAAATTCTCAAGTCTGACTTTGTTCGTGCAACAAGCTTATTCTCATACTGTAAGAATACTTCTGGCTTGATTTCTTCTTTACCGCCACCACTAGGGATTGCTGCATTGCAAACAACAGTTCTATCAAATACCCAAGACTTCTTGATTTCTCCATAAGCACCCTGAGAGATTATAGGATAATAAACATCTGCATAAAGCGGGTAGATAAAATCTGCTACCTCACAATTAATCATAATACTCCTGGACGCTTATAGTCTGTTATGTATTTATCAAGGATCTTATCTACAAGAATGTTTCCAGTGCCATTAAACATTGCTTTATCAAATTGAAGTCTAAACTGGTCTGTGCTATAAGATGTAACGTATCTCTTGTAGTAGTCTAGCTTGCCACACTTGATATCCTCAATAAGCATTAGTGTTGCATCTTGAATATCTACAGGAACAACTTTATATCCCTGCTCTAATTTGAAGATGTAGTCTACGCCTTCTGGAAAGAGTGTTCCTGGCTGAATAGTAAATACATTGCCACTGTCATCTGTCTCGTATAATGAGATAGAATCTGAAGCAGCTAATGGGAACTTTGGTGGCTTTTGCTCTGATCTATTAAAAGCACCCATCTCTGTTACTGGATCTTTAGTGATTGCTGTCTTATCTTTTGTAATAAGATAATTCCAATCACCCAAAGCTGGAGTCTCAAGAGAAGAGTCATAAACTAATTCTCCATTTTCATATGCCTTAAGAATCTTATATGTTTTATTCCAAAGTGGGAAGTAGTCTGTACCTTGACCAACCTCTTCTACATATTTTGCCTGAAAGTAGAATCCTCCAGTATGTGCATCAATAATTGCTCTTGCAAGTTGTTCATATTGTGCATATTGTGCAATCTCTGATGCAGTAGTTCCTAGTGTAGCAGGATCAACATATGTTCTTTCAATAGTTAAATTGTCTTCGATTACAATGTCATCATACTCGTAAGGTGGAATGCCATCATCAAGGTTGTAGCTTCCGAAAGAGTAAATTGACAAAGAGTAAGTTTCATCATATTTTGATAATTCCAATGGTAAAGGAAACTCTAGGCTGTTTCCAACTACCAGCTGAATATATGTCTCAGATAAAACATTATCTTTTAAGTCTTCAATGACCACTGCATATGCTGCTGGACCAGGAACAGTATACGTTACAAATGATGGATATGGTGGCTTTCTAGTAACAATCATTATGCGTTATAGTATCTAGCAACTTCCTCTGGTGTAGCAATTCTAACTTTTTTAGTTGATGCTACCCATTTATCTGCCTTTGCAGACGGAAGGATGCTATATCCCTTCGATAATTCTCCAAGCTCATACTTGTACAAATTTCTTTCTGAATAGACAGCAACTTCTTTAGGAGCCTCAACCTTTTCTTCTTTTTTCTTTGGCTTAGGCTCTTTTACTAAAGGGATATCAGCTTTTTCAACTGTCTCAATTTTTTCTAATACTTCTGGTTCGTCAGCTACTGGTAGTGCCTCTACTGGGGCTTCTACGGCTTCTGCTGGTGCTTCTACGACTTCTTCTACAGAGTCGAGTTTATTAAATTCATTGCTAGTGTTTTCCATGGCACACTCCTTTAGTATATTATAGCAGATATAACAAAGGGGAGCAGGTTTTATCCCACTCCCCAAAGTTATAGATTCAATTATGAATCAAGTGCGTTTGCATCTGCATAAGCAACTGCGTCAAGCTCTTCCCATTGAACTCCGAAACGAACGAATACTGTGTATTCGATTGTATCCTTCTTTGGGTGATACTGACGGTTGACAGTGATGTCACGCTGGAATCCCCATACACGGTTCTGTGGGAATGTCAAGTCGACATATCCTGCAGGGTAGTATGGAACTTCCTGAACATCTACACCGAGGACACGAGTTGTACGTGCTCCACCGAATGTCTGTCCGTTACCATCGAGATAGTTCTGACGGTTTGTCTGAGTGCTTCCAGGAATTTGTCCTGTAAGTGCTTCAGCAACAGCATCTGCAAGAGTACCGTTATTCTTAACGATTCCCTGGAATGCATCTGTACCAGCATAGAACTTTAGGTTGTTCTTGATTGCACGGTACTTACGTGGCATTGCAAGAATAATTGCCTGCATTACCTCTGGTGTCCAAGCATTGTCTGTAACAGTAACGACAGCCTCATGTGCGTCTGTTCCTGTTGTGACCTTGCTTACGAAACCTTCCATGATTGAGAGGAAGTTACCTGTGAGTCCATCACCATTGATAGCGAGATCTTCGAGATCGTTACCGAATGCGTTTGTCATAAGACGAACGAGATGGTCTTCAAGTGCACCTCCTTCAATATTGTCTTCAAGAGACTCAGTTGAAACTTCCCAATCGAGACGAATCTTCTTTGTTGTAAGTTCAACCTTCGTGAATGTAGCACCTGCGTTTGTAAATGTCGCATCAGCCTGAGCTGCTGCACGAATTACACGCTCACCAACGTTAACTTTCTCAAGTTCCATGGTGTTTGCTCTCATTGTTACTCTACGACCATCCTTGGCGAGAACTGTTGCGTCCCACACGTAGTCGATGAAGCGACGAGCTTGCTCTGGAGCAAGAATACCACCTGGTGTTCCTGAAGGATTAACTGCGTTAGCTCCTGTTGTTACTCCAAAATTAGCAGTAGCGATGTTTCCAAGGCTTGCTGCTGGTGTTAGAGAACCATCTGGACCTGTTGCTGTAGCTCCACCAATTGCACCTGATGCAATAGAACCTTCTCCATTAGGATAATTTGTTGTTACAACTCCTGATCCTGGATAGTTCTTTACGATATCTGTATTTTCTGACATATTTTTTCACCTCCTAGTGATTTTGTTACTTATATAGGTCGGCTTGTGCGAGGAAACTGCCGCCCCATAGGGATTTTTGAACCATTACTGGTTCCTGTACGATCTCGCCTAGATCGCCAGACTTGCGGAAAGCGGTTTCTGCCTCAACCTTATCAACTCGCTTACCAAATTCGTTAAAGCTGCCCTGAACTCCTGCAACGTCCTTTGCAACAGTTGTAACTTGTTCGGTTACTACTGCTACATCGTTTGTTACAGAGGAAAGAGACTTGCTTAACTCAACAACAGCTGCATCAATTGACTTGATTGTAGCTGCTAGATCGCCAAAGGCATTTGCAAGAGTATTCTTGATGTCTGCAACAGCATCGACGATTGCTGTTTCTGATTTTGCGACTTCAGTCTCTTCTTGCTTTGCTTCCTCTTCTAATGAAGTGGATTCAGCACTCTCTTCTGCTGGAGCAGGTACTTCTTCCTCAGTTACTGGGGTTTCTGTTACTTCTGCTACTGCTTCTGGTTGTGCCTCTGGAGCGACCTCTACATTTTCTACTTCTGGTGTTACTTCTGCTACTGGAGCATCTGCAACGACTTCTGTATTATCTGTCATAGGACTTTCCTCCTTTTCCATCTTAATTGTGTTAATGCCTTTAGCACTGTCAACTAAGAATTTTATTGTTTCTGCATTGTTATTATCGTTTCTTTCAACAAACCCTGTATTAATCATTGTCTTTGAACATGAAGGACATTCTGCAGAAGCGCTGTCTGAAATTTGAACAATGTCATCAGTATTGCACCAATAAACATTATCGATCTCAGCCTTTGATAGATACCCGCCAACTTCATCGTGGCCATCAACCTTTTCAATTGAAATGATATTAGCAAACTGGTTTGCTGGATTATCTACCAAAGATAGCTCGTATAGGTCATATTCTTTAATAAGTCTAATTGTCTTGTCGCTATCTTCGCTAATGATGTCATCATACTTCTTGATATTTCCACCAATTGAGAAGCCAGCGTATGTGCCGTCTAGGACCTTCTCCCATGCATCCTGTGCACCCTTTGAAACGTAAGCAGAGACATAAACTCCGCTATAAAACTTTTTTGTATTTGGATCGAAGTAACGATCTTCTTTGAATGAAACAATCTTGCCAACAGCTGAAGGCATATGCATTTCTCTTAGGTTGCCACGGAAGTTTTTGAAAGCTTCAAGACTTGCTTCTGTAGAAACAATGTCTCCTTGCTTGTCTACGTTGTCTAATGTAGCAAAACCAGAAACAGTTCTACGCTCTACATCGACCTTGCCAATTGGCATAGATAAACGGACGTTCTGACCTTCTGTAACCCAATGCGCTTTATTGATATTCATACCAATCCAATTATACCAAACCTTTTGTACGTTTTCTCAATTATTGAGAAGAACGGCCTTCGCCTTTTGCATTACGACCAGAGACTGTTGCAGTTCCATCAGATTGATTATTTGATCTCTCTGTATCTCTTTGTCTGTTGCCAGCCAAGTCTGCTCTTGTATCTGCTGCTGCACGTGCAGTTAGCTCTAGAGGTGTATCTCCGTGTTCAACTTGTGGAAGGTCAAGCATTTCTCTAGCTTCATTTGGAAGCATGATCTGTGTCTTAACGTATCTTTCAAGAATCTGAGACTGAGTTACTTCATCTGTTAATGTAAGTTCATTAAACTTAAGAAGAAGAATATCTGTCTTTTCACGAACAATCTTGTTAACTACCTTCTCTAAGTGCCCTTGAGCTGGACGAGAAACCTGCTCTTTAAATGTTCTGTCTGCTGAAAGGGCTGAGGCAATTGCACTTGACTCTGATCCGCCAAGCTTTGAGATTGGAACCTGATGAGCAATAAGAATATCATCACGGTTTTGCTTACGGTACTCTCTGAAAGAACCTTCCTGAATACCGTTTTCGATTGCCTGCATCTTAAACTCAACCTTGCTATCTTCTCTGTCTGGAGGAAGTGGTAAGTAAAGAGTTCTATGGGACTGACCCTTAAGACCAGTCTGCAAGAATCTAAACATCTTATCTTCTGCATCTGCGGACATCTTTCCACCCTTGAGAGTGATAACATATCTTGGAACAGCCTTGTTCTGGAAGTAGTCAATGTTATATTGAGAAGCAAGCTGATCTCCAATGAGAGATGGCATTGCTGCAACAATGTCTGGAATTCCGTAGTATGTGTTTAAGGGTGAGTATTCCTTGTAGTGAATAATCTCATTAGGACGCTGATCATCAGTAACTGGGTTTGGATTCTTTGCCCCGAAGTTTCTGAAGTAAACTAGCTTATTTCCAACGATCTGAATAAATCCATCACGAAGTCTTCTTACACGAATTGTTGTGGCTGGAATATGTCCAACATATCCGATCTCTCCAGTTACGGTTCTTCCGATTTCTAGGTAGCCATTTCCTGTAGCCTGAATATCTGTATAAAGCTTTTCCATTGTTCTCTGGAATGAGTCATCATCATTTAAAGACTCTAGCCAATCACGCAGCTCGATCTTCATTCTTTCAATTCTTTTACGAGCCTTCTTTACTGCATCTGGATTATCGTTTGACTCAAGACTTAACATTGTTCTGTCTGTAACATCAAATCGATATCCAAGGCCAACGACGTTTTCCACCTTGGCATCAATAGCTGCATGGTTAGCAAACGAAGTGTCATAAAAATTAGCAAGCTCATAAAGATTGTATGGCGGTGTGATTACATCAAATAATCCGTATCCATTTTGATAGACAGTTCCTGGATTAATTGCTTTAGATCCAGCATCTTGTCCTGATGGAGTTGCATTTGCAGAGTCTAGGTATGCCTCTGTTGGAACTAGAGCCTTAGAAACATTTCTTGATGTTCTACGACGAAAGTTTGTGTCAATGCCAGAAAGATCTTTTAATCCATCCCAGCTCTTAATAAATGGATCTTTATCTTTAAACAGATCCGTATCAATTATTTCTGTTCCAAGTCTAGCCTGGATATTCCCGAAGTCCTCACTCATCGAAAGCACCCTTTCCATAAGTATCTAATGTAGTTTGTGCAGCATGCCAAGCACCTAGGTCATTCATAGATGGGATAAGACCAGACTTCATACGATCAAGTTGCTCTGAATGCTCTTCTTCTGTAATTCTTGTTAATCCTGGTACAAATACTGCTTCTCCATCTCCTGGATCCCCGTAGTGTACCGCTGCAGTTTTAAGCTCTGAAATCTTTGAAATATCTCCACGCATAGATGGGATATTGAGCACACTGCCTTCTCCGTCTGTAAACCATCGACCATTTGACTTCTTGTATACGTAAAGTCCCCAGTCATAGTTCTTCTCAATAACCTTTTTACGGACATTGCCTACAATAGGCTTACCAGTTTTTCTATTAATTAACGGATTCATATCCATAAGTATACCAGATTATACTGGAGTTATTGTGGATGTTGTCCAGTTTACGCCATTTAGTATGCGTAGCTTCTCTGGATCAACTAAAATACCGTCAATATTATCATCAACGATGATGCGATCTGCGCCTACATATCTATCGTATACTTCTGCTGGACTACTAGTTATGGCTTTTGTTGATTGCTTTACGTATAGGCTTTCCCATGTTTGACCATCTACATCATCCCAAGTTCCTATATTGATAGCTTCAAGCCATGGATTATAAACATAAATCTGCTCTTGCTGCAAACTTCCAAGGGTGAAGTAAGAAATGTTATTGTAGGTAAGAGGTCCATTGAGGTTAATCTGACCACTAAACAAGTTAAAGTCTAGAAGGTTATCAAAAGAAACATGGATTACAGACCAGTCTTCATATAAAATGTATGGAATTCCAACCGACTTGCCATTAATCGAATACGAAACATCTGTAAGCTCAAGACCAGTGGCATCATCTCTACCAACTATCATTGCTCTCTGCTGGCTTTCATCTTCAACTAGGTAGAATGAGTACTTTCCATCTTTATGCTCTACTGAAAATATTGGAAGAGGTGATTCTGGAAGGGCATACTCTGAATATCTAATCCACATTTGGATACCGCTGATACTTACATCTTCTGCCTTAGACCTATTGATTGGCATGGCTAAGCCACGATCATATTCTTGCTCAAAGAATCCACGAAGTCTCCAGCCAGTGTGTCTGCTTAAGTAAAGATGTGGAGTGCTTCCCTTATATGTTGCAATCGGATTAGATGACTCAAAGTCATAATATATTCCACGCTTAACATATGGGTATACAGGCTGACCAAACTTTGTTCCAATTTCTGTAAAATTATTTCTATTAAATGCCTGAGATGCAGTCTGTAATTTTCTAAATTTAAATGGGTGATGCAAGATTCCCTCAGACTTAAACTCAACATGATAGACAACTGCTAAGTCATTAAAATCAACTGGCTTTCCTTTTGTGTTGATTGTTGGAATCTCCGCAATAGAACCATCAATAATTTCATGAGCAATATCTTGAACATCTATACCTAATGATTGAAAAAGATTTACAAAGTAGTCTGACCTTACAACTCCCTGAGATTCTGGTCTAAATAGATAGTCAAAATCAATCAAAGTTTTATTTGCTCCGTCTGACAAATACTGAAAGGATATATATGATCTAATAAGGTTATTTGTTGTGTCATAATAATATAGTTTAAACGAGGTGCCTAAATCTGCATATGTGTCCCATCCAGTATATATATTATTAGATAAGTATTCATAATCTTTTTGATCTGGCACAGACATGTTAGACTGAAGGGTTCCATAAGTCAAACCAACTGGAACAGATTCTTGAACAGTCTGCAATGGACTTGGGAAGTCAAAGTTAATCTGCAGGCTATCTAATCCATAAACATCATTTCCTTCGGCATCCTTTACATACTTTGCAAAATATGATAATGGCATATAGTCTTGCCAATATCCAGAAGCTGCAATATCTGCAAAAAATAAACTATATTTCATAACTGGGATAAGTGTATAGTTTCCAACAAAGTATCTGTAGTTAGCTCTTCTAGATAAAAGCACATCTGGCATACCGTCTGCTGGATTCATTATTCCAGAGTCATAGTATGCTCCTAGTGCTTGTAGCGCTCTATCGTTATACCCTGCATTAAAACCAAAGTTATAAATCTTTCCAGCAAACGTTGATGATCCATCTCCACCGACTCTAACAGCCAATGACGACGGGTTGGAAAAAAATCTATCTGCTCCGTCTAAATCAATCTGTGAAAACAACTCAATATTAACTCCTACAGCAAACTGCTCATCCTCGTTAATCGGGAATGTGTATGTCTTAGTATTTCCATCAATATTTAGTTGATAAATTAAATCTGTTCCATCTAAATAAATTATAAAGAAGTCATTTGAATATTTATGAGTTATCTTTACTAGTGTTTCTGGAGATGCTGTCTCTAAAGTTTTAAATACACCAAAAAATGAAACAACTCTCTCATTTAAAACATCTAAAGACTCAAAGTCAAAATAGCAGACCTGATCATCCCAAGTAGGGTCTGGTCTGAATGTAAATAAATTGTCTCCTTCTTCTTGCACTGGAAACATTGCCTCATAAAATTGATCAGTTGAAAAATCCCCTAAAACAAAATTTGGCAACTTATAGTTTGGCAAAGATAAATGCTTTAGGGAAGTGTTCATATTTGAGAAGAAGGCCTGCTTCCAGTCAGCGTAGTCTGGATAGTTATAGTTAACTGCATAGTCGCTATAGGCATAGTCATTAAAAGCTGTTGTTGCATTTATTGAGGAGTTAGTGATTTCAGGCGGTGTAACTCCCTGACCCCATACCCACCTGCGCTTAGCAACTTCAATTGGAATTGCATATGAGTAAATTACAAACGAGTCAAGACTAATTGGATGAATGTTTTCATTTGCATAAAAAGCCAACCAATCCTGACTGCGACCAGTCTCATCAAATTCTGAAGGGAAAGCGATATCAGCTTCGTCAACCTTAAACTTTACAACTTCCTCACCGTTGAGATATAAAGATGCTGTTTCATCTGAATATCTAACATGAATCAGCATTGGCCTAAACCACTCACCAACAAAGTGTGATCCATACTTCTTTCCAACTACTAAAGTTAAAAATCCATTTTCAACATAGATGCCGTCTGCACTAGCTATTGGGCCAAATATCTTAATTGGGTTTTCAGCATCTGTGTTAATACTAATCCACATTTCTGCTGTATATTCATTATGCTTTCCACGTTCATTCAAGAATCCGTTACCTGGAAAAATTACTGATGGGGATGGTCCATAAACTCCACCAAAAATATGTGGATAAATTTTTGTTACATTTGAGGAACCATATACAAGTGGGATTCCAAAGTTTTTTGCATACAACTCTGAATTACTTGCCAGATAGTAGGCACTCTTCCCAAACAATCCGTAAGGAACTGCCTCTACACATTTAAAAGTATTAGAAAGAGCAATGTCTGTTGGTATTGAAGAAACTGAGACTCCTAGAGACGACTTGTTAAATTCTTCTGACCATTGACCAAGAGATAGGCCATTGGTGAGTAGGTCATAGTCTGATGCGCCACCGCCTACCTCTAGAGTAGCCTTAATAAGTAGCTTTACGTTAGTGGCACTTTCTATTGGAATCTCATACGTTGAAGTACAAAATACCCAGGTACCAAAATCTGATGCTGACACTGCTTTATCAATTAAAATTTCTTTATTGATTAATGCAACGTCATCATAATATGTGTATCCAAAACTAATGTTGGAAACATAAATGCTATCGATATATACATAAAATCCTAGTGAAAATGTTGCTAGGTTAGTATCAAAGCTTGTAGGGTCAATTGTAAATATACTTTTTAGAGTTAAGTCAATTGGAGTTAGTGAAGGAACAGATCCAGATATCCTTGATACATGGCTATCCTTAAATGGTGTTGAGCTATCGTATGTATCTGCAGTAGCTGTACAGTTTGTAAGGGCCCATTGAGATCCTGTTTCAATATACCGATTTGCCTCGGTAAGGTAGGAGATATAGTCTAGCTTGTCCCCAAGCAACCAAATTGCGAGTGGGTGCTCTGAAAGAACTTTTTCAACGTACAAGTTAGATTGGGCAGTCATTATATCTCCTACCCTATTTTACCACAGTAAGGCTAATTTAGTTTAATCTCACATACATCTGTTGTACAGTAGGCTTCGCCTTCTGCCTCAAGATTATCTACACCATCATAGATTGCATTCCAATTAATCTTTGCAATCTTTCCGATATATGCCTCATACTCTTCTTTTGTGATTTCTGTATAAGGTTGCTGAGGATATGTCTGATTTCCCATTGGAAGGAATGAGACAGCCTTTAGCTGGCCCTCATACATATTAAGTGCTGGAGCAACAAACTTTTTCTCTGTTTCTTTATCAAATGATAATGTTACAGAAACGCCATTGTCAGACCAGTACTTTTGAGTAGTTGCTGCAAGACCAATCTTTTCAAATAGGCTTACATGCTTTTCAGAACGCTTATGTCCTGATGCAACTGGGAAATAAACAACAGATGTGTTTGCTGATACTAGATCTGCCTCAATCTTATACCCTGCTGCTTTAAACAAGTGAAGCATTGGATCTTGGTTGCCAAAGCGAATAGCACGAAGATAGAAAGCTCCACCAGGTCCCCAGTGAACTCCAGGAGTAGCACCAGAAAGAAGTGAAACTGATCCAGAAGGCTTGACTGTTGTTACACGAACTGATTCACGAACACAGAGCCACTCTGAGTATTGGTGGTCATATTTACGAATTGTATTATAACCTTCATCCATCCACTCACGAGTTGTTGGAAGTCCATGCTCATCAGCAAATGCAGCGATACCTGTAAGAGATGTTCCGATACGACGGTTTCTCTGCATGATACCGTTTGTCTGCTGCCAGTGTGTTGGCATAAGAGTTACAGTCTTTCCATAAAGGTATGCAAACTTCAATGTCTTAAGGAAGTCCTCCTTGGATTCATGTCGGTTTAAGTGAACTTCTACAAGAGTACAAAGTTCGTACGACTCTAATGGCTGCTCCGCACAAGGATTGAAGCCCATTACACGAGTATCCTTATAATCAGGAGCATCGGCAAGGCGACCATAATTGCGAGCAACATCAAGCCAAATAAATCCAGGCTCTCCGTTGTCTGCAATTAAATCTACATAGTCTTCATACTTAGTTCCAACCTGAGCAGAAATAGAGTTATTGCTCATCCATGCCCATCCTGGATTTTCTGGATCATATGAGTTGCGCTCTGGGAATACTTCTGGATTCTTAAGATTAATGAACCCTTCATCTTCTGGAGTACCCAAAGCAAGTGTTGCAGAACGACGAACATTTCCAGAAACAACACATGTTCCAATAAGGTTAATAATATCTACAATAGCACGGCTATCAAGAGTTTCTCCAGCTCTAGAACCAATTACATTTCTAATGCGTGTATGTAGATCAATCAGTGGTTGTGGTCCACTTGCTACCCCGCCGAACCCCTTGATTGGTGCTCCAGCTGGACGTACAAGGTCATAATTGAATTCTTGAATTGGCTGATTCTGTCGCAAGAATGAGTTGATAAGAAGTCTAACAGACTCTACCCATCCTTCACGTGTATCTGGAACCTCATAAGTTGATGCTGGCTCTGTAGGTGCATAAATAGGCATCTGCTTGTCTTGACCGAGGGTATCAAATCCAACACCAATTCCAAGCATAAGTGCATCCATTACCCAAGCAAATAGAGCTCCTGGATCATTTCTGTCAAGGTCACGAGTAGAGACCATTGCACAGTTTTGAAGGGAAGCAGAGTTGCGCTTCTCCATAGTCATAGGAGTTCCAAATGCCCATAGGCCTCGTCCTGGAGGTGTCCACTTTAGCTCAAACATTCTTTGGAATGCTTCCTGAGCAGACTTCTGAGCCTTGTTGTCGTTCCAAGGGAGTCTATTTTCTTTAGCATGGTTCTTCTGAACTGAGTACATACCCTCGATTACACGACGGCATACTTCATGCCACTTTTCCTTAGTTCCATCCTCCTTTACACGGGAATATGTACGAATAAACGTAATCTCTCCCAAGGAATTGCCACCTGCATCAGCAAAACCAAACGGTGGAGCTACCTCAGCATATTTATTAATAAAATCATCTAGCAAACGAAACGAAAAAAAGTCGGACATAGAATAACACTTACCTTTCAAGTAATTTTGGATTAGTACTTTTAGTTTTGCAAAGTACTCCCTAATTATAGCACTATTGTTTACATGAAATCAAGTTCAAAACAAAAAGCCTACAGCTCTAGTTGAGTGTAGGACTTTAAGTTTAATTAAGTTGTTTAAGTTTTAAGACTCAGAGCTTGGCAGCGAATCTAGTTCTGCCTTATGAATCTCAATAGCTTTTGTTAAAATAACAATTGCTTTTTCTGCAGCATCTGCATGCTCTTGCATTCCAGTAGCTTCTGCTGTTTTCTTGTTAAGCTGGTATTGATACATTTCAGAGGCAAACTGAGTAAGTCTGTCCTGAAGCAGCTTAGCCTTTTGTTCTGTTGAGAGTAGATTAGATACGTCGCTCATTATGGTGCTGGCGTTTCTTCTATAACAACCCATGAGGTTGTATCTTCATCCCAAGCATAGAACTTGTCATCTTCTGGCTTTGCTACTGGAGCATTCCATAGACATGTATCATCGTTTAATACCCATGATGGATATGGCTTTGGTGGAATAAATGCATCTCTTTCTGCATCGTACTTAAATCCTGGTCCCGCATAATTTTTTCTTAATGGTGTGCCACCCAAAGAGTGTACTCCACCGACGGTATTGTAGGATGTCTTAATCCATGTACCACCAAGACCCAGGTCAACAGTCATATGCTCCTGAATTCTATGATCGTGGTCATCACTTATCTTGAGAACTCTAAGAACTGTTCCCTCATTATCAATTTCTGCTGCGTATGCCATATTTCCTCCTTAAATTACAATAACAGACGCTTCGTCATCTGTCAATGGTTGTCCTGTTTTTAATTTTTCTTTTGCTGAAGTTTTAAGTTCTGCAATTCTTTCTGCCTCGGCTTCTTCTAAAGCCTTTCGCTCAGCAAATTCTGCCAAGTCCTGATCTCTTTGTGCAATCTCTTCTGGAGTATAGTCAATATAGCTGGTCTCTCCAGTTTCAAAGTCATAAACTAATTTTTTTGGTACATCAGACATATTTTTCCTCCATTTGTATAGTATACCATTATACTAGGTATCTAATAATAACAATTCCTGAACCGCCTGCAGTACCACCACGGTCTTCTCCACCACCTTGTCCTCCATTACCAGTAGCCATTGCACCAACTACTGTTGCGGTAAATGACTGTCCTTGACAACCTCCACCGCCTGCTGCATAAATTGTTGATGTGCCACTAAGTGATGTAGTAGCGCCAGAGCCACCCACTCCGTATCCACCAGATGTAGCGTTGGTTCCAGCTGCTGTTGCTCCACCGCCACCGCCACCATACCTATCGGAACCATAACCGCTAGGTGCGTAACCAGAACCACCAGAATATCCCTGTGCCGGAGTAGTTGAAGGTGTATTTCCTGCTGCTCCTGGGCCAGACATATTTGCATATCCTCCGTAACCTCCACCTCCAGAGCCACCAGCTTTAGGATTTCCAAAGTTCATAGATCCACCGCCACCGCCACCTGCTGATTCAATCGTAGTGAATGTTTGACCGCTGATGCTAGATGCACTTCCATTTTTTCCAAGGAATCCGTTAGATCGTGTTCCTCCGCCACCGCCTGCGCCTACTACTACAGTATGGCTTGCTGATGTAAAGGAAACACTAGCTCCAGTGCGGTAGCCTCCTGCACCACCTCCACCGCCGAAGTCAACTCCGCCTCCTCCACCTCCAGCAACTACTGCATAGTCACAAGTAAGATTTACCTGTGGTTTAAATACCCCAGAGTCGGTAAAGATGTGATACCAGTATGTGCCATCAGTTTTTACAATATCTCCACCAAAAGCTTTAGGAGCTGAGGCTGGAGTAACGTTGGCATTAGCTATGCCATAAATCGAGAATGATGATCCTGCAACAAAGCTATACCCAAAATTATCAAATGTTATAGAACTAATTGAAGTTCCATTTGTAATTCTTCCAGCATACATAACCTGATAAACTTGCGTTCCATTATTTTCAGTTGTTCCGTCTATAGACACAGCTTTTATTCCAGATGAGGTATAGTTTGAAATGTATATTTCATGACTTCCGAATGTATTAGCAGATGAGCTAGACGATGGCATATGTCCACAGAATAAATATGTTGAGCCATTACGTGGTCCATAGGAACTTATGCTACCGTTTTGCTGATACAACTCAATAGTAGAATATGCTGTTCCGCCATTAACACTTAAAGAAAATCCATCACTATATGCTGACTGAGTATTTCTTCCACTTATCACAATCTTTAAATCTGTATATCCTGTTTGAGGAATTGAGTTTAAAACAACTGAAGAAGCGTTTTGAGTTAATGTTATACGCTGCAGTAGTACATGGTTTTCTATTGGCATTATCTTGCGTACCTCACAATCACTATTCCAGATCCACCTGCAGCACCGAAGTCAGCACCTGTTTCTTTAGGATTGCTATTATCCCAAGTACCGCCTCCTCCACCACCACCTGTGTTAGTTTCTCCAGCAGTTGGCTTTGATGCAGGATTAGATGATGGGTACTGTCCACCACCCCAACCTCCACCGCCTTTACTTCTATAAGTTGGAACATATCCAGCAAAAGATCCCCAACCACTGTTAGAACCTGTTCCTTCATTTCCACCGTTACCACCACCGCCATAGTAGATGAGCTCTCCAGTGATGTTAGATGCGTATCCATCGCCACCTATAGATCCAACAACAGCTGGATTAAAAGGACTACTGTCAAGACCATTAGCTCCAGCTCCTGCACCTCCACCGCCAGCTAGCTGGTTATTAACAACTCCAGATGTGGTTAATCCACCTAAATAGCTTGTTACAACACCATTAATGTTTTTGCCAGAGCTTCCACCTCTATCTGGATAATAGCCATTTTGACCTCTTCCACCGCCTGACATAGTTAAGCCATTAAATGCTGAAGAACTTCCTGCTACAGTTCCTGCTCCACCTGCGCCTACTGTTGCAGTGTAGCTTCCTGCTGTAAGGGTGTTAGTTGCATACCCAACTTGTCCTCCTCCGCCACCAGTTGCCTGTGGATTTCCATTGCCTCCTCCACCACCACCTGCAACGACAAGATACTCACATGACAATGATTGCAATGGTGTAAATGTTCCAGTTGAATTGAATATATGATAAAAATAATTTTCATCAGAATAAATTGAACCACCAGTTGCTTTAGCGCCTATTGAAGATTTAGCAATACCATATATAGTAAAAGTTGATCCTGCTGCTATTGTTCCAGCAGTTGTATAAAATTCAAGAGTAGTAACAGCTGGGCTAGGACTATAGTAAAACTGAGCAAAAGCACCAACTTCTGCAGAAGAATCGCTGAATCGAGTAAGAATATTTTTATACAGCACAGTGTTAGAATAATTTGGAATATTAATAGTAACTAGACGTGGTGTTGTAGAAGATAAATAGTTGAACCAATATAGGCTAAAGTTTGGAAATGCCACATTTCTCCCAGATACAACGGATGATCCTGTTCCAACTAAAACTGTTTCAGAATAATAGTTTGCAGAAGATCCATTAATTCTGTACCTGAGTGGTGATACTCCATTAGATGTTGCTAGTGCTGAAATTTCTATAACTAAATCAGTATAATCTTGTGGTATTGATGAAAACGTAACACTAGACACAGGAGAAGCAACTGTCTGAGTTGTTAGCGCTATATATGTATTAGTTGCCATTATCTAACTCCGTATAATGCAAACTCTGTATTGCCATTAAACGTTGCTCCGAACAATCTAATTGATGTAATTGGATCAGTACTATTAAAAAGTCCAGAAGCAAGAGTTAATTCGCCACTGCCACTGATATCAGCACCAGAAAAACCTCTAAATGTTTTTGTTTTTGTTGTACTGGCATAGTCAAGAATATCAATGATTGCAGCACCGAGCGAACCAGAACCAGACTGTGGAGCCCAAAATGCCATACTCCAGTTTGTTAAGTTTGCATAGCCTGTTGCTGTTGCAGTGCTTCCATTTCCACGCATAAAGTGACTTGAGTAAATTCCACTAGTGACTCCATTGCATTGCATAACACAGTTATCAATAGAAGATCCAAAAGAGGTTTGTCTTGCAATCAAACGAATTTGAAGGTGTTTATACCCACTTGGAATATTACTAAAGACAACTTCTGTTGCTCCAGCTGATGGAACTTTAATAGTTGCTAAAGCATCATATCCACCTTTAGGTCCACCAACAAGAGATCTAAATACAGTCATACCAAACGCCTTAGCGCCTGCAAGCATTGATAGCAATGGTGTCATGTATATCTCCTATGCAAACTTTGTCATTGAGCCAAATACTTTATATGACAAAGCCTCAAGATCTGCATCATAATAACGAAATATTGTATATGTATAAATATCTATTGAGTTAGCATTTCCAGCAGTAGGGGCTGTCCCACCTTGCCATTTAACTGGATACACATCTCCATCTATTGAAAATGTTCCAGAATGATAATACGCTGTTGCTCCATTTGGAACCATAAGAACCATTGTTCTAGACTGATTTTCAAACAATACATCTGATACAAGATCATCAGTAGTATCATTTACATATACTTCTACCGACCAATTGTCTTCTGCATCAAGACCTGCATATGCTCCACTGCCATCTACTTCAAGCTCAAGTAAAGCAATTGTATCGGTTGCACCAATTGCCCAGTCTGGATAATATTTAATTGCTTCATTAATTCCAGCATTAAAAAATATTCCTGTACTGTTATAATTTAAACCAAATCCTGGCATTGTAAATGAACTATGCGAGTAATTTCCAAGGACTATCTGATCACTAATAGTATCTATCTCTGGCATTAGTGCATCGCTACCTATAATTATATTATTGTCTCCAGATATTGTGTATTCTGGATTAAACTCATCTGCTGCTCTATATCCAGCACTCCAACCTATTGCAATGTTTCTGGTACCAGTAGAACTTTTTAGTGAGTGGTATCCTAATGATATATTCTCATCGCTTGTCTCTCCAGACTGACCGTAGAGTATACCCTCTAAAAGTGGGGTAGCACTTGCTGGAGCTGCAACAGTAGCCCAAGAAGCAATGCTTCCATTTGTTGTCAAATATTTTCCATTATTACCAGACTGTGAAGGTAGAGCATCTACCGTTGCCCATGATGCTGCAGAGCCATTGGTTGTTAAAAACTTTCCATTATTTCCAGATTGAGAAGGCAGAACAGATATTCCACCAATAACATCCTCAAGTCTATCTGCTAATTCAAAAATATCTCCATGTACATCAACTGGGTCTGTTGATAGTGGATAAGGCAGTAAATATGTGGGAGTTTGTCCTGTTGCCATAGTATTTAAATTATACCACGCAAAACTTGTAAAATAATGATATCAAAACGTTATAAACATTTTTATTACTCAAGCGTAGTTTTATTTGACAAATAGGCTTGAAAAGTGTTATACTTGTTCTAGACACCTAAACGGGTGTTATTGTTTTCTAGGAGGAAAAATTATGAAGAAAGATCAAAAATTTCTGATTGGAGTATTGACATTTGTGTTTACGGTGGCTGTATTTGCAAACAAGGCTAATGCTTTGCCTGCAGAAACGAATACGAGTAAACCTGTAGTTCAAGTGTCTCAAACCGCTAAGGCGGTTTTTTTGGTTTCTAAGCCTAAAAGTCTTGTTAAGGTTAAGAAGAATATCAAAGTACTTGCTAAGTATCAGAATTCGACAAAACTTACAGATGCCCAGCTAAAGGATTTGCTCAAGGCTGTAGGGTTTAAAGGTCAAGGCCTAGTAAAGGCTTGGGCTGTAGCTAAAAAAGAGTCTAATGGCCGTCCATTGGCTTTTAACGGCAATGCTAAGACTGGAGATAGCT